ACACTCCTGGCACCACAGGCGTCACGATGTCTACGGACTTGCTGAACGTGCGCGGCGACATTGCTGCGACCGGCGCTGCAGCCCGATGCGTCGATCTTCGCCTCAACGGCAAGAGCAACAGTTTCCTTGAGTTGACGATTTCAGATCACGTGTTCGGAATGGCAACATAATTTAAGGAGTTTTCAATGTCAAGCGGTCCTTTTGATTCTGGTAGTTTTGGTGATCTTCTCGACAAGAGAATCACCAAACTGTTTTATGACGAACTGAGCCAACTTCCTGAGCGTGTCAGCGAGTTCTACTCTATGGAGAAATCGTCCGATTCGTTCGAGAAGTGGTCCGGCGTTGGCGAACTTGGAGATTTCTCTGAGTTCAATGGCTCTGTCAACTATAGCTCCCAATCGCAGGGCTATGACGTAACCGCCGAACACAAGGTTTTCGTCAACGGCTTGCAGGTCACTCGTCAGATGTATGACGATGATCGGCACGGCATCTGGGAACGCAAGGCTCCTGGTCTTGCGAATTCCTATTACAGGAAGCGCAACGAGCATGCCTCACGTGTCTTCAATTATGCGTTCAGCAATGACACGTATTTCTACAACAACAGCGAGGCCGTGCCGCTCTGCAGCGACAGCCACACGACAAACTCCGGCGCGTCTACAGCAGTCGGGTTTGACAACTTGACCACAGCCGGGTTTAGCGCAACCGCGTTGTCCGCGCTGCGCACACAGATGCGGCAGTTCCGTGGCGACATCGCCAACAGGATTTCTGTCATGCCTGACAGGCTGATCTATCCGATTGAGCTTGAGGACAGGGTTGAGGAAGTCTTGAAGTCTCAGAAAGATCCTGGCAGCGCCAACAACACCTATAACCCGCAGGGGAACGGTCGTTGGACAGGCACTGCTTGGGAGTATCTGACTGACGCAAATAACTGGTTCATGACAGACTCCAAGAACATGAAGCAGTGGCTCATCTGGTTTGATAGGACTCCTCTGGAGTTCGGCAAGGCTGAAGAGTTTGACAGCTTCATTGCGAAGTGGCGTGCATACTGCCGCTACTCATACATGTGGGTCAACTGGCGCTGGATCGCTGGCGCTGAGGTAGCGTAGTCTACACTCCGGGGCACTCGTAGCTCAGTTGGTAGAGCAGCGGTTTTGTAAACCGCAGGTCGCCGGTTCAATTCCTGGCCGGGTGCTCCAAAGGAGTTTATGCAAGACATTACACCAAGTCCGAAAAAGCCGCGCAAGCTAAAGCCAAGGGCGAAAGTCCCGCGCGTCAAAGCGCAGACTGGTGCGGCAACAGTCAAGAAAAACTGGACGAATTCAGACATAGACCAGTCGTACACCAAAGTCTGACACGACACCAGGGGCGCGTGGTGAGTCGTGAACATAATCGTGCCACAAGGAGTATATGGCATTTTTAACTAAGTATGGTTCTGCATGGGGCGCGGTCCCGATGTCGTTTGGAAAAACGATTTGGGTCTCGCCTTCTGCTTCGTACACAATTGACGGTCGCACATGCGAAGCGAGCAACGACAACGACGGGCTGCACCCCGAGCGTGCTGTGCGCACAATCGCACAGGCCGAAGCTCTTGCAACAGCCAGCGCGGGCGATGTAGTCTTCTTGCTTCCTGGTACGCACACGTCGGCAGCGGCGGCGTTGACCAAGGCGGGTGTGACCTGGATAGGGCTTCCGTATTTCCCTGCAGCCGTTGTCGGCGGGTATCATGGTTGGCAACCTGAAGTTACCGTAACAGGTTCGACCGACATCGCGATTGCACTGACTGCAGCGGACAATAAGTTTTACAACATTCGCTTCCTCCCTGTTACAGCAAAGACTGCTGTGACGATGACAACTGCGGCTGCGCGAACAAAGTTCGTGCATTGCATGGTTGATAATACAGGTGTTACTGGACACGCCAGCACTGCCGGCATTGTCGTGACAACTGCGAACTTGCCTCGCGGCGTACACTTCATGGGCTGCTTGTTCAAGGATGCCTCTGTCACTACGTCGAACGGCGCCGCGCTGAACCTCGCGGCTTCGGTAGATTTCTGGATCTACAAATGCACGGTCTACAAGGATGGTCAGATTGCGTCAGGCGTCGCCTGGACGACAGCGATTGTCCTTGAGGCTGGATGCACGGGCACTTTTGAAGAGATGAACTACATCGGCAGCGAAATATCTGTCGGCACAACGAAGGTTGTCACGGCAGCGGCTCTCACAGGTGCCGGTGTCGTGCACGCTATTCGTTGCACCATGACCGTCAACACTGGCGGGTTGCTGTTTGACGACTTCGCGGCTGCCGACATGGATCTCTGCTTGAACTATGTTGCCACCGTTGCAGGCGGCACCGGCGGAACGCTTATCACTGCATCTACATAAAACAGTCTAGTCGTGCTAATCGTTGGATTCAACGTAGGAGGGGGCTTCGGCCCCCTTCTTTAACCAGCTTCGGCTGCGGGATCGCTGGCCCTATCAGCGCAGGAGTTAAAGGCACCATACATGAAAGACCTCAAAGCGCCACTATTCAGGCACAGTCAACGAGAAGAAATCAAGAACAACATCCGCGAAGCAGAAGAAGGCTTGCAGTTTGCCAAGCAAGAAGAAAAAGGCACCATACGGGCCAACATCGCAAAGTCAAAGCGGAGTCTTGAGCAAGGATCTCCTGAGCCGTTGACGGGCAAAGAGAAGGACACTCTAGCTGCCCTCGAAAAGAAGCTGTTGAACCGCATCACCACGAATATGCCGACTGCAGAAGTGATGCGCAAGAACAATGCCGGCGCTGTCGATTGGCACACAAAATGGGAGAAGCACAACAAGTCTCTCGTTCGCATGTGGAAGAACATCCGTATACAACTCAACCCGGACAACTCTGACCGCGACTTGACAAACCTCGAACGGTATCGCCCTGCAGGTCAAATGGACCGCATGCGATCAGATGCGCAGATACCAGGCGTGATTTCTTTCGGCAGCGTGCCTGACGAGAACTGGCCGTTTGACGCCCCGCAGAATACCGCGCTCGCGCAGGCTCAGAAGAACTTTGACGCTCAGCAGGCCGAGACTGAGGTAAACGCCGCGTTAGACTCGTTCGATGAGCGAGATGTTGCGCAAGAGGTTGAGGAAGGCGAGAAAGTTCCGCTGACGCCCGAGCATCATGCCGAACTTGTGCAGCGATTATCGAAGGCGCGAGAAGTGTTGAAGCAAAAGCGCGAGTCCGAGCGTCAACTAGACGAAACAATGAAGGCCGCTCCGGTCCACGTGGACTAACCAGCAGCGGTAAAGGATTATAATGGCTTTTCCGTTTCTATTTGAATCGAATTTTGAAGGCGGGACAAACGCAGAGTGGGACAGCGAAACAGACACCGAGGGTGTCCTAAACATTCGCCACTATTCGAGCCTCGCAAAAGAGGATGCGTCGAAAGTTGGCCCCATTGCCCCGTGGCGTGGCGCGTATTGCGCCGAGTGGTTTTTAACTGGCGATACCTCTGACCATACCCTGATTGAAGGCGACCTTGACATCGCAGACGATGTGACGCGCTATACCAGGTTTATGCTATTCCTCGGCAAAGACTTGACCGGCGTGACAGACATTTTTAACATCTTCGAGCTGCAGGGAACTGCTGACGCGGTCGAAGCTGCCATCGGACTCCGCATCACGACAGGCGCGTCCGTCGTCGAAATCGGCATCGGGCAGACGGCTCCAGCGACGTTTGCGACACAGCCGCTGCACAAAGGACGTTGGTACACCATTGAATTGAAAACGCTGTGTGACACTGCCGGTGCAGGCACTTCTGACTTGTATGTAGACGGAGCCTTGGTGCAATCTATTACGACCATCACGAATACTGCAATTCTTCGCGGCGTGCTTGGCACACAAAACACGCTTTCGACGACGACAGGACACCTGTACATTGACGCCTTTGCGTTTGACGATGCTCGATTGTATCCTGCGCGCGATCGCTTTCCGGTGACGCAGATCCTGACGAAAACAGGGCATGTCTTTGTCGGGCCTGGGTGGATCGAACTTGTCGCCATTCAGTCGGCAGCCGGGTCGGTGATTTGTTACGACACCGACACAGCAAACACCGACGCGGCAGACCAGGTTGTAGATCTGGATCTTGCGCGAGGGTTTGCGACCTACGAGGGTGGTGCGTATTTTGCGCGAGGGTGTTACGCAGTGCTATCTGGATCCAACCCGCGCATCGAAGTGAAGCTGCTGACCAGCAACGCTGACCGGCGCAAGTTTGGCCCACACGCCTATGGAAGCACAGGCGCTATTCGTCAATACGGGTACAAGAGAAAGGCGAGGCCCCAGAATGTGTAAACGTCACGCAATAGGTCTGGGGGCGTTGCTGTTCCTTGTACTGATACTTGCATTGCCGGGGTTCTCTGAAGCGGGGTACAGCGCAACTGGAACTGGCGGGTGTGTAGCGACCGCCGCTGCCCCTTCTATCACGGAGGGCGCGCCAGCTCAAGCGTCTTGCGACTTGAACGCCAACGGCAGAGTCACGCTCGGAACCTGTTTCGGCGGCGACTCGCATTGTGTGAGCACCGATCCTGACAGCTATCTGCGAGTCAGAACACACACGACCCCAAGCGCCAGAGTGACATCGGATACACAGATCAAGGCATCTGCCGGCTGGGTGAGTCACCTGACATGCATGCCGACTGACGCCGCAGCCACTGCTGGCACAATTATTGTCTACGACAGTCTCACCGAAACTGGCACGGTTTTGCAACAGTTTGACGTGCAAGCATTCGCGTATGTTTACCCTATCGTTCTCCCGATCATGGCTGTCGCGTCTACTGGAATTTATCTAGGATTTACGACGACTGCCGACATGGCTTGCACGGTGTTCTATAAATGATTCGCGTATGGCTGATCGCCTTGTTGATCGTATTAGTCGCCTGTCCTTCGTGGGCTGCTATCGTGTTTGTTGGGTCACAGACCGGCTCGTTTCTCGGCACCAACTCTAACCAGACCATAAACTTTGCGCTCACAGGTGGGACTGATGCAGCTCCGCTTGCTGATGATTTTGTCATTATCACTTATTGCTATGGGGGCATCGCAGATGGCGCATTAATCGTGGACGCGCCCGACAACACAGACTACACGCTGTTTGGGACAGAGCAATACCGCGACGATACCTCTGATGTGAACATGCGTACAGCCTATCGTGTCATGCCTGGCACGCCTGAGACGCAATTCATTCTAGGTGAGACTGGCGCGGGCGGCTCAGCAAGCACCAACAACGGCGCTGCCTATACGGTGTTTGTGTTTCGTGGTGTTCATGCAACACCATTGGAGCAAGCCGTACAACAGGGCGTGGGCTTTGACACAATGCTAGTCAATCCTGGTGGCATCACCCCAACTACAGCGGGTACTTACATCTATGTGGCGGGGTGTGGTGCATTGTCCGGCACAGGTGGTACCTATACACAAGGTGATTTGACTGGGTTCATTACATCGACAGCTGCTGATACAGTAGACGCCAATATCGGCGCGGGCTATCTGGCCTGGACCGCTGGTGCCTATAACCCTGCAACATTTGGCGGTGGTGGGACAGATACTATTCAAGCGTCCTACGCCTGGATGATTGTGGCACTGGCCCCAGCAGCAGACGTTGCCGGGCCTGGCGTGAGCGGAAACACTGGCGCATTGATGTTATTGGGGGTGGAGCGATGATACGTATACTTGGGCTCATCGTGGGGATGCTGTGTTATGCGCCGTTCGCTCAGGCCGCAGTCTTCTGGGACGACGAGATGGAAGGCACCACCTCAGGCGAGTTTTACTTTCAGACCTATTACGATCAAGGCACCTACCTCATCGACACGTCGGTGAAGTTCAGCGGCACGGCATCAAAGCGTGTACGGTTTTTCCGCCCTGGCGGCGCAGTCGAAACCTGCGATGTCACGCAGGCTGAGTTTAACGCTGGGCAACAATGCGGTGGTGAAGTGGGGCGGAGTTTCACGGCAAGCGCGGACGTGTACACGCGCAGTTATTTCATGATGAGCGGGTCGAGTACGCCGCTGACTGCCCCTGCTGCGAACTGCCTGACGGGGGCACCGACAGATGCTCTGGGCAACTGTCTTTTTAAAAGTTCGACGCTCAGTTCAACGAAAATGCAGAAACGCCAATCCGCCGTAAACAGCGCGTTCACTGAGCAAAACATTCGCGGTTGGTGGCAGATAGGGAAGACTGGCGGAACAAACTTCATGATGTCAACTGAGCATGTGCCGACCTATAACTCGACGACCGATGTTCCGTTTGCGAATATTCAGTTACAAAGTAACCGCTGGTATTGCATCGAGACACACGAAAAAGTCAACACGGGTGGGCTTGCAAACGGTATCGCGCAAGCCTGGGTGGACGGCGTGGAGGTACTGAACCGTACCACGGTAACATGGCAACGTGCTCCAAGTTCCGCGACGCCTGGTAACTATTTATGGAATCAACTCGCACTCATGCGACAAAACGGGTTGGGTTATTTTTGGTGGGATCGCGTCGCAGCAGGAGACGCGAGAATCGGCTGTCTTGGTACGCCTTCGCCAACAGACATCACAAATCCAAACCCCCCAACTAATTTTCAGGCACAATGATACTGATTAAAACTCTCCTGGTCCTATGCATGCTGGTTGTCCCGGTCTCAAGCTGGGCCGCTATCGCGTTTGTGTCGCAGACCGATGCAACGGCTGCTGAGAATGTGGCGAGCGTCACCTATAGCCAGGTCGTGTCGGCTGGATCTGATCGAGCCTTGTACGAGTGCATTACCTATCGGCAAAACGGTGGCACAAATAAAACTGTTTCATCGGTAGTATTTAATAGCAACGAGTCGTATACGCACATACGTACTGATACACAATTATCTGGCACGAACATCTGGTTTAACACATCGTTGTGGCGGCTGGTTGCTCCCACTGTTACGACCGCCAACGTAGTCACAACCTTTAGTGGAACAGTGAGCCGAAATATAGGCGTGAGCGGATCGCTGCTTACCGGGGTCAGCCAATCAAGTCCAGGTGATTCTAACGCGGGAAGTGGAGGCGTCGGCACAACGGCATCGGCAATTATCACGACGGTAGCAGATAATGCCGCAATCATTGGGTGTTTTCTTGGGCGTGGAAATGCCGGGCTGACTGTTGGCTCTGGCGAAACGGTACGAACAGACCGTATTATCGGCAACGATATTGATGGAGTGCTCGTGTCTACGTTGATACCAAAGACCCCAGCGGGAGCGCATACCGTAGACGCAACGCAGAGTTCAGCAGAGGAGTGGGTAGTCAGCGCGGCGTCTATAACCCCGAGTGGCGGCAGTGACCCTGCACCAGCAGAGAATGGACTTGTTAGTCTCAGTTGGACCAACGGCACGGACCCTGGCAACCCATCAAGCGGAATCGCAAGCACATCAATTCGGCGCTGTGCCGGTGCGAGTTGTACGCCGCTGAATGTGCTCGCAACAATTACCTACCCCGTTGCGGCCTATCAAGATACCACTGTTTCCATTAACACAACGTACGGCTATAACGCGTACCATACGGACAACGTAGGACTTCCAAGCAGCAGCACCGCGACCGCCTACGTCACCACATCGGCCACGCCGCCGACAGAGGCTCCACAGATTCTCAGCGCGGTAGCTGATGCGACGGGCGCAGATCTCGGCTATGGCTCAACGCCGCCAACAGAAGTAGAAGTCACCACGTTTACCACCACGCAGGTTGTATCGGACCAGAAATATCCCATTGCCTCATTTCCAGGTGGCCGCTTTACGCAAACGTGGCTAGACGGACTGCAAGGGGCGTGCTTCTTTGCCGTAGGGTCAACCGGCGTCACGAACACCGACCCGCTCTATTACCGTTGCGTGAATCTTACGACAATCGTTGGGTCACTTGACGAATCCCCGCCCATCATCTCAAATTGTCAACCTACGACCAATCTGGCTGCTGGCACCACATCGTTTGATTTCTCGTGCCAAGTCAACAAGCCGTCGCTTGCTCGATTCAGCACGACAGACGGCACGTATGCGTCGATGTCAAGCCAGATGACGCTGAACGGTTTGACGTTAACAGGTACGCAAACAGGGTTGACGAATGGCAGCACGACGATTGTCTATGTGCGCGGGGCCTACTGCGACACGTTTGACACTGACTGCTCAGCCCTCCACGAAGTCGCGAGCAGCACAGCCGTCACGCTCACGGTAAATTCTGGCGGAGATACCACGCCGCCTGGGAATGTCGCGAACCTGGCCTGTACGGCAATTGGCAACGCTGTTGAATGTACCCACGACAGCGCGACTGACGCTGTGGTGTATCGGGTCTTTTTGTCAACCGGAGCCTGCTCGACGTATACAGCAGCGGGCGACAATGTTGCTACCAGCTTTACGTTGAACAATTTGGCCTTCAGCACGGTGCATTGCATCAAGGTCAAAGCCCTCGATGTTGCAAACAATCTCTCCGCCGCATTCAGCAACACTGAAACGGAAACGACATCAGGGCAACCCAGCAGCGGCATTGTGCCAGATATGCTTGATTTTGCGGTCACTGTTGGTGGATCGGCAAGTTTGATTACCTCATGGCAAGCACAAGGCAGCGCGAGTGGGGGTTTGCTGTTTGCGAACATTGAGCGATGTCAAGTCGCAGCAGGGCAGCAAGATTGTGCAAATTTCCAAGTCATCGTCACAAACTATGCTGGCAACTCACTGCAAGCAAGTCTGACGCCAGATACGCGGTATTGCCTACGAGGGAAACATTCAGACGGCATCGTGGGTGTATCCGTCAACTATACCGCCAGCGTGTGCGCGACGACGCAAGACACTGGGCTTGATGCCCCTAGCCCTGCGCTGCCATTCTCCGCAAGTCGTCCAGTTCCGTCAGCGCCACGACCTGTTCCTTCAGTCGCGCGACCCAAAAGACCGTAAGACAACCAAAGGACAAACATGTCTTCGACGACAGAAGTTCGTACCTTCAGCGATATCTATACAGAGATCCTGAACAAGATGCGCCAACCAACAAACATCACGTCGATTATCGAACAGGCAAAGCGTTACGCAAACACGGGCCTGCATGACATGGTGTTTGGATTTGAGTATCAACTGCCGTGGCTTGAGCGTGACGCTGTTCTTCTTACAAGGGCAGCGTACACGACAGGCACCGTTTCGATAGACCGAGGTAGCACAACGCTGACTGGGGCGAGCACGTTATGGACCACGACGGACGACTTTTCTATTGCCAATGCCAGGGCATCAGGCAAGATCAGCTTCGGCGACGGAAACGTGTACGGCATCGACGAGGTCGCGTCGGCAACGTCCATCACGTTGCTAACGCGCTACGTCGAAGACGATGACCTGGCAGCAGGAGCGTCGTATACGTATTTTGAAGACGAATACGCGCTGGCATCAGACTTCCTGAAGCCGATTGATTATCGCAGGTTTACTGCCGCGTACAACATCCCGCTTATTGGTCGCAACGAGTTTCGTAGGATGTACCCGCGTCCGAACATGGGCGGCACGCCGAGAGTCGCAACGCTGATTGACAAGACGTTCGGTGCGTCCACGACGCCTGTAACCCACGTGCAGTTTTACCCGTATCCTACTACGGTGATGCAGATTCCGTACTCGTATATCACGAAGAATCTTGCCGTCTCGTCTGCAGGCGTGGAGCAAGTCTCCATGTCGGCAGACAGCGATGAGCCGATCCTGCCAAACCAGTATCGAAAAGCGATCGTGTCGTTTGCGATTTGGCAGTGGTATCGAGACAAGAAAGACGACACGCGAGCCGATGCGGCGCACGCGGATTATATCGACGATGTCGCGCGCATTGTGAACGACAGGAACATCGGCGCGCCCACCACAGCGCGCCTGCAGCCTCGTGTCCAAGGGTTTCGCGTTTATAACGGTTCCGCAGGCAGGCGATTCTCCCACAACAACTCCTTTGATGAGTTTAGGTCGTAAATGTTACAAGCAAGCAAATGGTTGACACACAGATTTGGTGGAGGATGGGCGACGGACTTTGGCCCGACGGCGTACACTTCGCCCGATCAAAACGGGCAATTCCAAGTCCCGTTTCTGCGTCAAGCCCGCAATCTTGTGTACGAGTTTGACGGAGGCATTCACAAGGCGCCTGGGACCGCAAAGCTCAACGCTTCTGCGTTAGAGTCTGGCGCAACGGTACGTGGCCTGACTGACTACTGGCGGCAAGGCACGTCCGACTCGCCGACGCAGCGGCGCGTGATCCATGTGGGCACAAAGGTCAAGTATGACCAAGCCGACGGAACGTTTATTGACATGCTCACCGGCATGAGCAGCACGTCGATTCCAAACTACGAAACCTTTGATGACTTGTTGCTCATCTCGTCGTCTGATCCGTCAGACTTGCCGAGGTCATGGGACGGGACCACTGCGCAAAATCTTGCAGGGTCGCCGCCAAACTTCTCATTCTGCGTCACGCACGAAAACCACGTGTTTGCCGCAGGCGTGTTTACGAATCCGTCGCGCCTGTACTACTGTGTACCGTTAAACCCAGAAGACTGGACCAACACCGGCAGCGGGTCGATCGACGTAGACCCGAACGACGGCGACATGATTACCGGCGTCATCAGTCACAAGGGCAACCTGTGGGTATTCAAAGGACCGAATAAGGGCAGCATTCATCGTATCTCAGGCACGTCCGCAGCGACGTGGACGAAAACTCGTTTCATAAAGGGGCTGCCTTGTCCGTGGATTAACTCGATTTTCGCGTTCGGTGACGACATCGGGTTTATCTCGACAAACGGATCAGTCCATAGCCTTAAAGCCACTGACGCCTATGGCGACTACAATCAAGCGTGGCTCTCGTACCCGATTAACAAATACTTGCAAGAGAATCTGAACAACAGCAGAGCACGTTACTTTTGCGCAGCTACAGACCCGAATCGCGGCTACGTGTGGATTGGCATTACTCCGTCAGGCCAAACCACAAACACACGTTTCCTGATTATGGACTACAGGTTTCTGTCGCAACAAGAAACCTACCCGAGGTGGTCATATTGGGACAGCAGGGCCTTTGCGTGTATTTCGCTTGTTCGAGACACGCAGCGCCCAAGGCTGATGGCTGGCGGGTATGACGGCTTTGTCTACAAGCTCGATCAAACCTCGCGTACCGACTCTGGTACCGCAATCAACATGGTCGCAGAAACTCCGTCGCTGACCTACGGCGACGAGTGGATGCTGAAGAATCTTGCCGATGCCGGCGTGTCTATCAACGCGCTAAACAACAACACGTTTACGCTGACGTGGACACTGGACGGCGTCAATAGTTACAGCATTACACAGACGCAAGGAGCGACAGGAGCCGTGTTTGATGTCGGAGTGTTTGATACCGCTGTGTTTGGCGGCCAAGCATTCGTGCCAAGGTTCTTTGGCATCGAAAACGGTGGCGACTTTCGCGCGATCTCGTATCAGTTTTCAGAAACAGCAGACGACAGCGATTTAGAAATTCACAGTTTCATGGCAAAGATCACCCCGTCTGGTGAGAGCACGGAGAATTCTTAGATGGCTATCTCGCAAGTATACACTGCCGTACCGCTCGACGTGATCTCTGCGGCTCGATGGAACAACGAGTTCGGCAACGTGTACAACAACGGAACTGCGCTGGCGTTTCCGTTGACGCAGAGCGTGTCGTTCGCGGGCTACTCCGTCAGACTCGACGCGGCAGGCGCAACGTCCATTGCGTCCACATCGTCCGCAAGCGTCGTGCTAGCTCCTGGTGCCAAGACAGGCACCCCGAACGTTGGCGGGTCGGTGCTTACGGTGCAACAGCAGACGTTTACCGACACAGCCACGTCAGCATCAGGCACCGCTTCGGCATACGCGAGCGTCGGGCTTGACATCCCGTCCGTTGCGGCATCAAACGCGAATGTCACAGTAACCGACGCGGCCACGCTGTATATTGCCAACGCGCCCGCTGCCAGCACGAACGTTACGCTGACAAATGCCTACGCGTTGTGGATTGACGAAGGCACGATACGGACAGACGGCAAGGTGTACGGCACACTTGTGCATGCCGGACACATCGAAGGTCTGCTGTTTTCAAACAACGGCAGCGACGCAACAAATGACATCGACATCGCGGTAGGGTTAGCGGCAAGCACGCACGCGACGCCTGCAAGCAGAAGATTGCTGACACTGGCAAGCGCGGTCACGAAGCGGCTTGACGCGTCGTGGGTCACTGGCACAAATCAAGGAGGGCTGTCGTCTTCGCTGTCCATATCAAACACCGATTACTTTATCCATCTAATACAGGTTGCCGGAGTTGTAGACGTTGGCTTTGATACAAGCCGGACTGCGGCAAACCTGATCGCCGATCACGGAGCGACAGCGTACCGGCGCATCGGATGGATACGTCGAGCCTCCAACACCATTGTTCCGTTTACTACCACAGGCCAGGCAGGTGGAGGAATCCTATACTTATGGACCACGCCCCCGCTTGATGTAGACTTAGCGGCCACACTCACCACGTCTCGACGCTCTGACGTGATTTCTGTTCCACTTAGCGAGAAAGTGTTGGCGCATATTACTGTCAGCATGCTTGACGCGGCGATCTTTACCGCACGAGTGTGTAGCCCATCTGAAACGGACGCAGCCCCTTCGTCTACGGCTTCGCCGCTGCAGAATATCAAAGGCCCTGTTGCGGGCCAGTACGAAGGCACGCAGCTTACTGTTCTGACAGACACGAGTGGGCAAATATCAGCACGCTGCACCGTGGCGACGATGGATCAATACAAAGTGATGACGGACGGGTTTGAATGGAGCCGGCAATGATCTATGTAGGAAGACGCTTCGACGGATCAATTTACGGCATCTGGCGAAACAAACAGCCGGAGGATGCTTCGCACCCAAACATTTCGCAACTAGATGAGAACGACCCAGAGGTGCGGGCGTTTACCTCGCGACCGGCAGACGTGGTTGTCGATCCTCGTGATACGAAACTATCTGCGCTTGAAGCACGCCTCGTCGCGGTTGAAGAGAAGCTTGTCGCACCGAAAGAAGGAGCCGCACTATGAAGAACGCCCCTCCGTTCCCGTTAAAGGCGCTTGTCATCTGCGCGGTTGTGAGCGCCGCGCTCGGCGTCTTGCTCGCCCTTGTGTCAGGATAAACAATGTCTTTATCACAGATCTATACAGCCGTCACTGGACACACGATTACCGCGGCCCGGTGGAACAACGAGTTTGGAAACATTTACACAAACGGAACAGATGTCGCGTTCCCGTTGACGAAAGCCGTGTCGCTGGCTGGGTACACACTAACCGTTGACTCTGCCGGCGTGTCTACGATTACGTCTCCGTCGAATACTGGGTTTTTGCTCACCGTCGGCAACAAGTCTGGCGCACCCGGCGCGAACGGAAACCTGGCGACATTGACTGCCAGCACGTTTACCGATACAGACACGGCGGCTGCCGGCACGGCTGCCTTGTGGACAGGGTTGTCAGTTCGCACGCCTACACTTGCCGCATCCGCCGCCAACGTCGTTACCACGCTTGCTGCTACGGTATATGTCGAAGGCCCTCCGACTGCAAGCACAAATGAGACACTGACGACGCCGTGCGCGATCTATGCAGCAGGACACGTGGTCAGCGCAAAAGGGTCTGACATTGCGTCGGCCTCGTCAATCGCTGTCACCCACGGATTTCATGATGTCACCGGCACGACAACTATAACAGCTGTCACCAAGGCGGCGGCTGCCGGCACGACGTTTCGACTGCGGTTTACCGGGGCAGGGTTAAACATTACGTATAATGCTACGTCGATGATTACTCCCTGGGCAAAAGACTATCGCACAGTGCCGAATGAAATCTTGGAATTCTTTTCGCTTGGCAGTGGAAACTACCAATTCGTCTCCCTGAACGGTCCTCCCGAGCGCGTCGGCACGACGATTGAAGCCAACAGCACCACGACACCTGCGGGATATTTGCCAGAAGACGGGGCGGCAGTGTCGCGCACGACGTACGCCGGCTTGTTTGCAGAAGTCAGTACCACGTACGGCGTTGGCGACGGCACAACGACCTTTAACGTGCCCCTGTCTCTCGGCCTTGTTGCGATTAACCGAGATCCAGCAAACTCCGTCATTACGTCCGCATCGACAAACGGAGCCAATGCGGCCACGCTAGGAGGTAAAGGAGGCGCGCAGACACATACGCTGACGACTGCAGAACTTGCGTCCCATACGCACACACAGCGAGGTAACAGTAACGCAGGCGATGCAGGCGGCACGTCTGGTCTGAGCTTTAGAGGCGCCACGGCGAACGACGGAAACGCCGGCGCAACCGCATCTGCTGGCAGTGACACCGCGCACAACAACACGCAGCCCTGGATTGCGAAAGCCAAGTACATTCGGTTCTGAGGAGACTATGGGATTTTTTGATTCAAAACAAAAGCAGAACATCAACGAGACCTATGACAACAAGGATCTGCGGCAGTACACCGCCGCGTACCGCGGGGCGGCTCCTTGGGGCTTCTCGACGCTCGATCCGACTGCGACCCTCGCCGCGATGGGGCAAGGCACAAAGATTGGCGGGACTGACTTAGGGTTAGACTTTAAGGAATATCTGAAAGGTCTCAGCAAAGAAGAGCAGGCCATGACCAAGAGCACCAATGATGCTCTTGAGCGGATCAAGACTCGCCAGGAGTCTGGGCAGTTTCTCACACCAGAAGAGACCAACTTCATCAACACGAGCCTCGATAAGGCGTTCGAGTACGCACACCGAACAGGCTATCAAGATTGGGAGAAGGGCACGCAGATGCTTGCGGGCAGCCGTGGCTTGCGTACGTCCGACACCCCTGTCGCGCAGCCTGCGCTCCAAGAGCTTCGCAACTTTGAAGTTGGCCTGGGCAGCAAACGAGCAGAACTCGGGCTTGACGCGACCATGCAGTTATCGGCGCAGCAACAGCAGTTTGACCAATCGTTTGCACAGTTTAACCAAGCCTTACAACAACAGCAGTGGTCTACTCGCCAAGGCTTCCTGTTTGGTGGCGGATTACAGGCCGCAGGCAACCTGGGGTATACCAGGAACACCAAAGGCACAGTGACGAATCAGATGAGCGGGTACGGACAAGTTATGTCCGGGCTTAACATGGCGCAAGGGTTTGTGGACTTTGGTAAGCAGTTCGGCGGGCCTATGATGGCGCTAGGATCACAGGGCAGCGGCTCTGGCGGCGGGTTTAAAGGACAAGCAAGCGGTTACTCATAACGGAGACATGATGCCTACAATTGAGCCGTATTCGCTAGAAGAACGGGTCACAGCAGACCCGATGCGCCTTGCCGATCATAACCCGCAGCCTACGCCTCCTGCGCCAAACGCTTCACCTGCGTTTGACATGTCGGCGTTTCCCACCCTGGCCGGTAACAGCCAAAGCGCGCTCCCCGCGCCTCCTCCTGGCTACCAACCAGGTATCTTGGCCCCGGTCAAGCGCGATTACGAAGACAGCACGCTGTACAAAATCGGCAGCGTCCTCGCGTCGTTCGGCGAGTCTGTGCCAGTGAATCTCAAGATCCGCATGGCACAACAGCAGGCAGACCTTGAACTGTCTAAGGATAAACTTGCGTGGGACAATTACTACAAGAATAACGAACTTGCCCGCGAGTTGTCGCAGAAGCAGAACAGAGAAGCCAGCGAACAATTCGTTTCGTTGCTGCCAAAGATGAAGGCCGAGCTGTCGTCGATGTATGGTGCTCCTGCTGAAGACCAGGAGAAATACTTAGGGCATCTCGCACGCATCGCTGATAGTCTGCAGCCTGGCGGCGGCGACTTGCTGCGTTTCTTTCACAAGAACCAATCTACCGTTCTCGCGGGCGACGCGATCCTTTCGCACCCCGACGAGTCCATATCCGGCAAAGCACGCGAAAGCGTTGCCCGAATGGGGTACGCGAATTGGTTGCAAACAAAAGAGCACGAGCAGCTTGCTAATCAAGCAAACAACGACTGGGTCACAACCGCGACCTACACGTTGCCGAAGCCCATTCAAGACAAACTGGTTGCGCAGTCAATGCCTGAATCTGACTATCGGCAAGCCTTAAAAATTGCAGGCATGCAAAAAGGCATGCGCCCTGTTGAGATTGGCTCCATGATGGCACATCTTGATACGCCGCTCGGTCAAGCACAGATGACAGGGCTCGGCGTCGATGTTGACGCCATTAAGGTGGCGCAGCAAAAGAAGCATCGCGAGCTGTCCGCGATCGACCGAGGCAAGAACGAAGATTACCAGAAGCAGCAAGACATCCTCGCTGACGCCGCGCTGCCTGAGAACAAAAACAAGTATACCGAGTCGTATCTAAGTGCTGTTCGCGATAAGGTTGCGCAATACAACGGCACCATGGCCCGCGAAACAAATCCAGGCCAGAATCCCAACACGCCGTTTAACCGCGCGCTTGATATCGAAACAAACGGCAGGGTCAAGTCAATGGACGATATCGCCTTGTTGCCGAAGACCGAACAAGAGAAGTTTTATGCCGTTGCGAAAAAGGTACAAGCGGACACGCGGTCAGCATCTGCTGATGCGCAAGCGGCTGCGCAGATGAACAAGCCGCATGACCTGATGAAAGACCCCGTCTACACTCTCAAAGACGGCAAGGTTGTGCTAACCGACACTCCGATGTCAGAAGGGGCATACAGGCAACGCCCAAAGGGCATGTTCACGATGACGCCGGAGCAGAAAACCAGAATGGGTGATCTGGAATATGCGGAGCAAGCCGGACTTGATTTGTTTGACAAAGCAGACAAGGCGTACAAAAAGGTGCCACCAAACCAACGTGTAGCTGCCGAAGCTATCCTGGGAAGCGACAGCAAGATTGTAGACTTGCTGCTAACCAACAGAGTCAAGAAAGCATATCCTGATATGGCGGACTACGTTGCACAACGAACGTCCGCTTCCGGTCGATATGCCAAGGCACTTGGCGGCCAGGTCGGCGTACTCACGGACCAAGACGTGATTCGTGTTGAACGCATGTTCGCAGTCGCAAGCGATACTGACTTTGTGCGGAAGCTGAAACGCAAAAGTTATGAACGGTTACTCGCGCTCAACAAGAAGGCGCTGACTGCCGCGCTTGCAGGCAACGAAGGCACCCTCAATGCTGGGCAAGTCACGCCTGAACAGTTGCGCGCATTAAAAGACCAGTACAAGAACGAGGTAAATGGAATTTTAGGGTCAGTCGAAGGCGAAGTTGCGAAAGCAGGGAAGACTGGCAGCAGCGCAAATCCTGCATTAGAAAAGTCAACGCAAGAAGCGGTAGACAAGCGGGAACGAGGCGAGTCATTGCTTGAAAAGATGCGTAAGGGTAAATAAGTATGGACTACACACCAGACGAAATAGACGCGCGCATTCAAGCCGACCCTGAGATGCAGCAGCTTGCGCAAGATGATGAGACAGAGTTTCTGTCTCGCCATGCTGAGATTTACAAAGAATTTGGCTACAAGCCAGACGGCACGCCGATTCGAACAGCGCAGAAAATGGTCAGCAAAGCTTCCAAAGCACTTGGCATTCCAGAGGACATTGGGCATGCAGCAGCCGCACTTCCTCTTCCTATGGCGGCAACCTTTGCCGGCACAATCGCTGGCTCGCCCGGTGGACCTGCAGGAGCACTTGTGGGGGCGTCTGGAGGCAGCGTGCTCGGTGAGGCGGCCAATTCCTTACTGGGCATTACTGACCCCATGACCAAGACTGATATGGGTATTGCTGCAGCCGCTCCGCTTGCAGGTCTTGCGGTAGGACGAGCCGGTGCCGGTGCAGCAGGCTTGGCAAAACGGCTCCTGCCAGGTTCAGGCGCAGGACTCAACGAGTATGCAGCAGAGCAGTTCGCCAAGAAACTCAGCAGCATGCGGGTAACTGCGGCGGATGTTGACGCGGCACGAGCAGGAATGTCGCTTGCCAAAGACTTCAAAGTGCCCGTGCCCAATCTACAGAAACTGTTTGCAGACGAGTCTGCGAGCATTGCGCAACAAGCATCAAAGGGCATACCAGGCACAGATAGCTACTTAAAAGACCTTAACAAAATCATCGCTGAGAATCCAGAACTCAACAGCTTGTTAACGCAATCAAGCATGAACTTCAAGGATCTCATGACACTTGAGAAAGGCTTTAACAGCCTCAAAGGCGAGCGGCCTGGCGAGGTGTGGGCGGCGGCATCAGGCAAGATCATTGACGAGATCGAGGCAATGGCGTCAAACACAAAACTGCATCCGGCCACGAAGGCCAAGGCTGCAGAAGGACTTGACGCGTTCAAGAAATTCATTGCGGTCAATAACAAGTTCAAGGCCGACGAAACGCTTGTGGACATGTTCAAGCCAGGCGGCAAGGTTGTCAAGACAGTAGCGGGCGACACCAACTTGGTACTGTTTGACCAGAAAGCGTTTAAAGATCAGCTTGCCAATAACAAGATCCTGAAGAAAGCATTTAGTCCAGCCGAAATACAAGAGATGCGCGAGTCAGTGACAGACATTGGATACATCTCTCGTCCGCCGAGCAACAGCGCAGACGCCATGAACCTAGCAAAGCGGTACGGCGCCGGCGGTATGGCGGGCTGGATGATTGCCGGGCCGACTGGAGCGTTTGCTGGCGCGGGCCTCGAAGAGTTGATCCGCAAAGCTGTGACATCTGAGCCGGGGCGAAAGGCTATGAAGTACTTGGCAGTCAAAGGAAGAGGCAAAATAGACGGGTTAGAGTTGCAGACGATGTTAGGCAAGATTGTCGCAGGAGCGAGCGCAGGGGTCGTTCCTGGCGTCACTGGGCGCGGATCTGATCCGCTTTCGACTCAACCCTTTGCAAACGAAGAGTAAGTTTATGAAAAAAGTCAGGCAGTCCACGCTACTGAACAGGCAAGGTGGGCAGTTTACCATGCCTGGTGGGTTTAAAGTCCGTGTCGAAATCCTCGACAAAGACGAAGCAAATGCAGAGATGGGCAACGAGGTGCTTGCCCAATACTACCACGAGGATCATTTGATCCAGTTGCGCCGGTCACGAACCCCGAAGCAACGCAAGGCAGACTTTGAACACGAGTTGCAACATTGCTGCATCGACTGGGTTGACTACTTCGTGAGGAAAGCAAGACATTAAAAAAGGGGTGTACCTCGTGTGAGATACACCCCCTTGTTTCTACTTGAACGTGTGAATCGGGCTACAGTTGAAGTACGTCTTGTCTTGCACGCCGTTGCCGTGCATATCCTCAATATGGACATCTTTACAGAGACTGACAAATTCAACCGACCCATTCCAGAAGTCGTGTAGCGTCGTCGTCAAGACATAGTAATCAACCTTTGCAAACGGCGTGGTTCCAACGCCAGTTTGCCCGTTACGGGTTTCGACTTCATGTGTAATGCTAGTACACGCAGACAGCGCCGCCAAGCTACAGAAAACTAACGCTAACATTGACATCTTCAGTGACAGCGAAAGTGTACCGCCCATCTATGTTCTCCTTTACTTGAAATTGTGGACAAGGCACGAATCCGGGCGCTGCATCAATAGTATGCAGCAACCGCCATACCAGCGCGAACAGTGCTATAGCCGACAACGATAATCCGATCAACATTTCTTTTTGCATAGGATTTCCATGGCAATACGTAAACGCGGCAGTAGAAAACGCACCGACTATGCCCAACCAAAGTCAGGCGACCCGCGCGCCGCCACGCTGTCAGATCGGTCGTTCCAACTCTTGATGGTTCGGTTCGACGCCGTCGATAAAGACAACCAAGACATCAAGGACACGCTCAAGGCTCACGTCGAAAAAGACGAACGGGTCTACGCGACCGTCAATAAGCACTCAACCTATTGGAGTCTGCTCCTGGGCCTTGGGACCCCCAGTATATTTGCCGTAATCGCCTGGTTCAACGGGCTGTTCAGCCGGTAACGCGTTTGGCGTTGGAGCACCGGCGCTCGATAATTCAAGCGCTTTCATAAACCCGTTCTGGTAAGCTTGCTGCAGCAGCGCATTCGCTTGTGCGATAATGTTTGCATTGTGTAGCCGCATCTTCTCGTTGGCGGCGGCATGCTTGGATTGGTTGCGCTGTATCACTCGTTTAAATCCAGACATCAGACTTCCTCCTTGATCGTAAGCACTTTTTCACACGAGTACACTTGCCTGCGATCGTACAGTGCAACCTCTGTTGGTCCGTCGTCTTCCTCCAGATTCTTGACTTCTTCCTCTACTGTAAAGTACACATGTGAGCCATCCGTATCTCGCCGGGCGTAGAGTATAGCAGGAAAATTCACGTGCCCTCCTTGCGTGTTAGCATCTTTAATGTCACGCCGGGAAAGTACAGCAGAGTGCCTTCAAATTGGTCACTTACCCGAGGATAGCCGGCTGCTCCGCCGGATACAATCGTGGCCGAAACTTCAGCCGCAATCGCCTCCCAGTGGTCACTGTTCAAGTCTCCGACACACAGCCGGGTGTCCGACTCTTCAAGAAGCGCCCGAATCGAGTGGTCTTCGTGTAGTCGCAGCATAGTCCCTCTGTGGCATTTTGCCACACTTTATGGTGAATCTGTCAAGTACTTGCCACAAGCGAGTTAACTTAGGGGCTAGAGGGGGGTAAACTTGCCCTCAGGAGGGTCATCAAACGAAAGCCGAGGATTGAATCGTCTGCGCAAGAAGATGCGTTTGAGGAGCCAATGCGCGCCAAATCCGACAAACCATGCGTTCATCCAGCACCACACCCAATACAGGACGGTTACTGCGTCCATCATGCATCCTTTCTGGTTGTCGGGTCTGCCCGGTCAACCCACAACGCGCCCTTGCATTCAATGACCTCTGGCTGACCGCCTTCGTCGCCTGCTGCGCACATGCCGCCAGCCTTATGCGCAAGTTTGGCGTCTTCGTCCAGAACAGGATACGCGGAAATCGACGCGTGCATCCTGTGCAGGTCTTGGTATAACTCGTCTGGTGTATTCCCTGCCGGTCCTACCCCCTGCGCCGTCCATGCCGCAAGATGATCGTAATACTCCACGATGTCGTACACAAAGGTTTTCGTGCCCGCCAGCGGGTCTTTCACACGCTTGCGTATTCGATAATACCAGCCCACGGGTTGCCTGCCTCCTGTTTAGATTATACTGCCGTAAGGCGATGGCTCGCGCTGTTCGACTCCCGAAAAGCGCGGCTTTAACGCTTCAATGTGTGCGACAAGCCCGTTGAGATGTTGACACACATGCGTTGCAAACTTGACCATCACGTCCCACCGCTCCGGTTCTTCTGGCATGTAGATAATGCCCGGCTTCCCCTGCCCGAGCATGTATCCCAATTCGAGATGCGCGGAGCGTCCTGCGGGTGCCACAAGAACTCCCACGTCGGCTTGCTGCAAATGATGCAGGTCATATTCGAAGGTATGCTTCGCAGCGTGCCCGTCCAGTGCCTGCCAGTATGTCCTGCCTCGCTCCTTCTCGTACTTCATCCACTCTTCGTCGCCCTTCTCGCCAGCAGCGTGCCAGTCGTCAAACACTTCGACGTGTCTGTAACGCAAGACCTTTGCGACTGTCCGCACGTGCGCGTCACGCAACGAACCAATCAAGTAGACAATCATAAGTGACTGTCCTTATCAACAGCAATATCCGCAGCAGACGCCGCTGGGGCGCTGCTCTTAGTCCATGCCCACTTGTCCACGGGGTCTGTTGCGGGCGCTTTCTCAAGCGCAAGCTTCATCGACACTTTCTCGGGGCTGTAGTCTCTCGCAAAGGGCGTCTTCGCTAGGGTTGCTGCTTTCGTCTTCACATACTCGGCCCCGTTGATGTTAAACAGGACGGCTGCCGCGTGGTCTTCATCAGCCTCGCCATAAAACCACTGCATAAAATGTCTGAATGCCGACTGTTTAAAACGCAGGTATTCAGGATCGCCTGATGCCTTGGTCCAGTTCGCGGACCCGTCTGTGTTATCAGGGTATTTGACCGCGCCTTTTGTCAAATGCTCGGCCCACCGCTTGAGCATCGGTCCTTCAGAGACCCTGTGATACTGCACCTTGCCTTCAGATGTGTCACGTACCATGCCTGAGCCAAACTCTTCACGTTTCCCGCTGTCTTTCACGACAAAATGTCCTTGTATATCTCGGAAGAAGGCGTCAGTATGCCCATACAAGGCATGGGCATTAGGAGCGCCGTCCCGCGTGATTGGCTCGCCCTGCGACATTATTCCTGCTCCTTCCTCGTCACGATCAGCTTTCTTGCACCTGGCGTGACTTGAATCTTGGTATACTTCTTGGTCAACGCTTTGATTTCTTCCATCACTGCAAGATAGTGGGCATGATTCTTCGGGTCTTTCTTCTGAAACTTCTCTTCGTCGAAGACGTCGGTTTCTTTGTCTTTGTCAAATTTGTACGTACAGACATACTCGGACGTATCGACGCTGTCAAGCTTCTCCGCTTCAAGCCGCGCCTTAATGGTGCCGGCCAGTTCCTCTTTCTTCCGGTCAGACTCTTTCGCCAAGGCGCGAACCCGATCGTATTCCACAAACAACTTATCCAGTGACTTCGCGAGTTTATTCATCTGGTCCTTTCATGTGTTGTTGCACAATCCATGCGAGCAACATGCACGCCCCCGCTGCCGCCACAAGCACAAAGACATCCCACCCCAGCACGACCGCGAGCGTGACGATATGCTCAAATTCGGCGGCTGATAAATTCATAAATACAAATCCCACAGATTTTCACGCAATACCCGGTCAAATTCCGGATCTAGCTACTCTCCGACTGCTGGTGGCTTCAGCTCCTGCTGGTTATACCAGCGGTGCATACTCCACACAAGTCTTCCCCCCAGCCACTTGAATACGCGATACCCTGGCCCACGGTAGACGCCTCTATAACGTGTCATGATGGCGGCCTTTCGGTGGGGGTGAGGGTAGACAAGTAAAGATCCCTAAACCGTGCCGCTGCGTCTTGCCATTCAGGCGTTTGCGTCGTCCAGTCGCTACCTGAGACATTGGCGACTGCAATCCACAACATTTCTGCTGCCTCCTCCAACTGCTTGCATCGGGCCTGTGAGTCTGTGAGCAACCCCATAACCACCGGCTCCATAATGTGCATCAGCTCATCGCAATCACCGGGCTCTAACGGTTCAGGAAGATAGTCGCTGAATTCGTGCGCCGCACACAGGAGTGCTGTGCGCAATGCTGTCTGCGTGTTTGCCATCTTCACCATCATTTTTGAAACTTTCGTTTCAGATAAGACATGCTAACCGCCATCTCGTCAAACGACCCGTCTTTTACTTCGTGCAGCATGTACATGCCGCGCCAATGCCCATTGGTAAATGGCGACAAATATGTTTCTTCGTGTTGGTAGAAACTCCCACTGATAATCGCCGTCATATCTTGCCCGTCTGCCCGGCGCGAATACGCGATGTCTCGGCCTTGCAAGTGTCCTGCGAAGGCAGACATGTGCAGCTTGTTCAGCAGTGTCTTCGCTGCGCCGATCGGTTGACCTTTGACGCCGCTTGGAAAGTAATGGCAAAAGGCGACGCCGCCAACCGTGATCGGTTGCAGAAACGGAAACACTTTCCAGCCATGCTCCTTAAACTCAATGTCGTCAATGCTCAACATGCCTTCTAGTCGTGGGTCACTGTTCACAGCCCTGGGTATCCTGTCCTCGTGATTGCCGAGCGTTTCAAGCAGTTCCGGCGTATACCCGTTCGCCTTTGCGAGCTCGTTTCCAAACAGGTCTAACACTTTGTTGACCGCGTCGAGGTCTTTTTTGTAACGCAAGCCTTCTCGCTTGAGACTTCCCAAAGCCTCGTGAGTACCTAGAGAGGGCATGTCAGAAATGTCGCCTATCTGCAGGATGACATGAGGACGTTGTCGAGCAAGGTACTTGCCTACCCACGTCCAGTGGTCCACAGGTACGCCTGGTCGGATTTGCCCATCTGTTAGCACAGCAACACGTAGGCCCTCTGCTGGTCCTTTAACCTGAATCTGGATCATCTTGCGCAGAAAAGGGGCATCCCCGCCGCGTGCCTCTTTGCACTGCTCGTAATACCGCTTGTCGTTCCTGCGCTTATCGTCCCAGTTTTTGTACGGCATTACAGCCCAACCTTCAACGCGCGAATCAGTTTCCGCAACCTACACATGACGTGTATCGCATCAAGCTGCCCGGTTAGCTCGAACCCTATCTGCTGATCCAAGTCTTCAAGCTCCTCTTTGAGAAACTGAATCTTCTGACCCTGGCTTTGTTGGGGCTGCTTCGCTGGCTTCTTCGCGGCCTTGTTCATGCCTTCCTCCAGTCTGTGTCTGATCGCAAGTAGGCTGCCGTCCTGTCAAACATGTCGGCGTGCTCTTTCCGCCGACGACCTACCATAAACTTGTTACAGAAGTAGCACAATAACCCACGGACTTGTCCGCCACTGCCCGGCGTATTCTTGCGTGGATGCTCGTGATCGACATTCAGATTCTTGCCGGGCTTCGGCTTGCGCAGGCAGATCCAGCAGGCCCCGTTGCCGTGTACCAACATCAAGTTATAGATGCGACAATCAATGCCGTACTTCTTTAACAAATACTTATCTCTCGCAGACGGCTTAGCCTGCTCCGTCATGCTCAATTCACCTCTCGCATTTTTCGTTCACTCGCCTTGTCTTTAAACCAGTACGAATTTTCACGAGTCAGCGTGGTCAAGTGTCCGTGAAACTTGTAGTGACGGTTCTTGACGACATGTACGTCCACAACAGAGGAGTCGTTCTCGTTTGGCAGCATCAAGTCAAGCGCAGCATCTGCAGCATATTCAATCTCTCCAGTCTCCTTGTACCCCGACATCGTCGGCTCGCCGTATGACGCGCGATTCTTTTCAGACACAAGCAAGAGATGGTGCCCAAATTCTTTCAAGCCTTCGAGCTTATGCACCCACGATTCAAGACTTTCACGCCGAAACGAGAGCCCCTTGGCAACCTTTTGAATCGAATCGACGACTACAAGACACGGCTCGTTCACCATCTCTAAATCTCGTTCTAGCATCGACAAACTGTGCCGCACATACAATCTGCGCGTAGCTTGCTTAATCTTTTTACCATCGCCCTTCAACGCCTGGTGAACATGCCACCGAAGCACCGACTTGCCCTGTTCAAAATCGTAGTACAACACAGGCCGATGGAGCGCAGAACACAGCATCGAGATCATGAGTGCCAGCGTAGACTTCCCGGCAGCAGGCATACCGGATACTACCCACATGCCGAACAACCCGCCAAGGTGCTTGTTGATCGCATCAAGCCCCGGAAGACGCATGCCTTCAGGAGGGGCAGCGTCTGCCATCTCGTCTGACAACGGCGTCAATGTGTTGCGCTCATGCCCGTGTTGCGACAACAGACTCTTCAAGGCTAGTAAAGAATACTGTCCTCCAGAAACTTGAGCTGCTGCCTCATTAACCAAATCAGTGAGGATTGCTTTTCTCGCCAAGAGATCAAGGATTTTTCCGACTTGGGGAACTTCTGCTTTCTCGACTGTTTTAAGATACGCTTTAAATGCTTCTGGGTCTGCCCCCAGTGCTTCTGTTGCGTGGAAATAGATACTTTTGTACGAGTAGTCTGTGTCCGCATCAAATTCCTTTATCGCCTTGTAGACGTACTGCCCAAGCTGCGACAACTCGTCGAGATGCACTTTATCAAGCGGCACATCCTTGGCAACGATCGCGCACAGTGCGGCTTTCTCTAGCTCAATGTTGAGCGGCAATCGAGGAGCTGGTTGAAACTTTTTCATAGCCCCTTTCTACTTGGCCCATTTTCCTGTTCCGCCGTAGCGGCCTTCTGGCTTGCACATGGACCAGTGGCCGCAGTTCCCTTTTCCGCACTTCCAATCTCTACAAAGTTCAAGCATCTTAATGTCTTTCGGCTTCTTGCTCGTCAATGCTTTTTGCAGCAAGGCTGCCGTCGCTTTGATCTGTTTGCGATATGCTGCAATATCCTTGGCTGTCCATCGGATCTCATACGCGCGGTACTGTGGGTACGTGCCGTACCCCTTTGCAGCATCCTTCGCCATCAAACGCAAGACGACAAGGCGCCCTTCCAAAGACTTTTTGGCCGCCATGTAAATGCACAACTGCTCCAGATAGCTCGACAGGTCACTGATAGACTGCTCGTTCACTGTGCGCGAAGTCTTCAGCTCATACGGAATGCCGTTCGGACTTGCTGTCGTCTTGCTGGGTTTCTCCCAGTCATTCGAGAAAGAAATTCCTAGTTCTTTGTCCCATGTGCCGCCGACATCCGTATCCTTGAGGCTCAACCCTTTGCCGTCGTTCATCGTGGTGCTGAAGAAGGCGTGGAGGACTTTGCCGACAAAGAAGTTGCCCACCATGCGTGGCGTCATCGCTTCTTTGTGTTGACGGTTCCAGTATGCCTTGCGCGGATCTAACAAGTCACTGGCATGAATCCTCGGGTCACGCGCCGTGCCTTCGGCTTCCAGCCACTGCTTCGTCTTTTCGACAAGGGCGTCTTCGGCATCTTTGTTTCGCTCAATACTCAGTTTTGGAAGTGTCAGCATGTGTCCTTTAACAAAAGTTTAGGCGGCGTCCTGTCGCTCTTAGACGAACTCAGGTTCTACCCTTGTGCGGGAGACCAAACCCGCATTTCCGCCAGACAACTGGGGGCGAGGGAGCGTTTATTTCACGCTTACCCTGCTTGTCCACAGGGCTAGTGAAGGCTTGGACAACCGCCACACCACCCCTCGCCGGGTTTTCTTCGTGTATTCTTTATAGGTGAGGGGGCCGGATTCGAACCGGCTAGCAGTTTACGAGACCCAGGCTTGCTTACGGCCCGTGTATCAAGTCGTGTACCCACCACGCCGCCCCTCACCTTTATTGTTCCATCATCTCTTTGATCTGCACACCCTTGTTGCGAAGCACGCTGTTGCTCCACTCCGCAGGAGTCAGCGCTTTATGACTCATCAAGGTATCTTCTACGTAGTGGATATACTGCAAGACATGCGCGTAAAAGTCCCGTCGAGAGATGTTACCAGTCTGACTTTCTGGTTGACTTCTTGACGACTTTCTTCTTGGGGGCTTCATCCTCTTCCTCTTCTTCAGCTTCTTCGGCTTCCTCTTCTTCGTCCTCTACGACTTTCTTTTTCTTGCGAGGCGCGTCCTCCTCGTCCTCTTCCTCGGCCTCTTCTTCCTCTTCGCGAGCAGGCTTGCGCTTTTTGAACCGGGGCTGTTCCTCAGAATCTCCAACAAAGCATTGCAAACTAAAGTCAGGGTCTTTGCGAGACTCCTTCTCATCGTTCTTCCATAACGAGAACACGATTGGGGCGCCGTTCTCTTGCGCCTCGTTTAGCTTTTCCATCAAGTCGGCAACGCCGTCTTCCTTCAACCTTCCGGTAAACAGCGCCCTGTTTGACTTGCTCGGCCAGAGGCCGGTTAACCGCAAATACTTGCTCTCTTTCTTGCCGTACTTCTTCATGTATTCTCCTCGTGTAATAGGCATGTTGACGGTCTGCGTACTTCAAAAACGTGCGCCTCGGACGTTGTGCCCGCCGTAGTCACAATGTTGTCATACAGCTTGTCCGTTACATAATCAACTTTGCCGTAGACAGGCAAACTTAATTGCTGAAAACAAATCCAATCGCCTGGCCTAATGTCCACGGTTACTCCTTGTTAAAGTTAGCGAACGAGTAGCCCTGCTCCGTCTGGATGATCCACATCAGTTTTGACGACGAACCGCAACATCGTGTTGGTCTCAGTTATTAGTCTATTTCTCGCGATCTTTGCTTCGGTCCTCGACACAATGCCGCTCACAACGGGCAACCCTGTTTCGAGATCAATCACACAGTATTTGCGATTGAGTGCCATTTATTTCACCCCCCACGTCGGGCCGACATTTGTGTCGATGCTCAACGGCACGTCGAACTCGGGAAGCAACTTGCGCAGCGTCGGTACCGAACTCATGATGTCATGCGTGACCTCCTTCGTTTTCTTTTCCATTCCGCGAGGAATATCTTGCACGATATCATCATGCACTTCGATGCACAGCAGGGGCATGTGCGGCCATTTCTTTTGCATCAAGGCGGTGTGGTAATCGACGTAACTCCATTTGAACTGACTCAGCAACGCTTCTTCTAAGTCTATCATCGCTGACCCGGTCACGTATGACGCGAGTGACTGTATCGGATAGTTAATGGCCTGGTTAATGACGTGGGATTTGAATCGCATGTATATACGATACGCAAATTTGTCAGATCGCTCGGGCTCAGGAGGCAAAGGCAAGCGGCGGATTTGCCCCAGAGCGTTGCTGACACAACCTTGCTGGAGAACGGTAGCTTCCTGTCTCTGATGATATTTTTTAACACCCGGAAACAGTGTGGACAAAAACCGATCAAGTAACTTACCCGATTCTTCCACATGCTTTTCATAATTTGAATCCAGTTTCACACCTTGCGTCACCCACAAGTCATCAGCCAGCGACCACTTTTTCTTGTTGTAAATAATCGCCAGCACTAAGCTTTTGATTGCCGTGTATTCTTTCGTGCTTTTTTCAACAGTCTTCTTGAAGAAGTCTTCGCCAATTTTGATGTACCCATTGGGATACTTTGTAAAATATTCAGTAAGGCGATGTTCGCCAGTGACCCATCCTCCCGCGATGGGTTCAAGTTTTGAGTAATCGTTATCAGCAATGTTCCCGCCTTTAAACCTGCTGACAACAATCTTACGAACCCGGACTGGCCAGTTTTGGAAATTAGGGCTTGCACTCGATCGCCTCCCTGTCTTTGCGGCCAACGCGTTGATCTGTACTGGTATCCAGAACCTGCCGTCCGGCATGCGTTGCATCTTCTTTTCAAGACCATCACAATACGTGGTCTTCAGCTTATCCGCCTTAGAGTATGATAGAAGGGCCTGAATCTCCGGGTAGTCGTTTTGGTATTCTTTCAACACTTTGGCTGAAGAAGAGGCTAACCCGCCTGCAGTGTACGACTCGATTTTCAGGCCCAACTTATCATAGACAAGCTCTCGAACGTCGTTATCTTTGGACGCTTCGAAGTCGCTCATCCCGTGCTTCTTGGCAAACTTCAACAACACCTTCTTCGTCTTGGCTTCTTCTGCGTACACCTCTTGCTTCATCTTCTGAAACAAAGGCATCGAGATATACACGCCGGCATGCTTCATCCTGTGAAGCGTCATCGCTATTTTGTGCGTGATGTGCTGCGGGCCTTCGGCGTCTGGCTCGAAGGCTTCAAAAACTTTGAATGTCGCCCACGCATCAAGGCGGCAGCGTTCATCGCGCAACGGCAACGGCCACAGTGTAGGATCTGGTCCAAGAGCTTCTGTAGGTGCCTTGTAGTCCTTGGCATTGTGCCGTGCAAGGAGCAAAGATTCAAGTGTATAGCCGCCGACTCCCCTGTTTTCGTCAGCAAGCTTAGCGATAAGTAAGGTGTCACGCTGTTTGTTTCCTCTCAGCCATTGTTCCAGGGCAACCGTGATACCTGTAACTTTTGCTTTAATCAATGCGTCAATGTCAACAGGCAGATTATGTCCTATAAGGATCGCTTTAGACAACACGCCGGAGATGCGAGACAAACTCTTTGCTTCCACGGTCACGGCTTGCTTGCCGTCTGAAACGGCGCCACACAACACTTCTTGTGGCGTGTACTCCGTGTCAAACGAAAGGTACTTACTCTTGGTCGGCAACACGTTGCCTGACGGATATTCCAACAGGGGCATGCCTTGCCGCTTGATGTCTTCGAGAAACCGGGCCGCCTCATTGGGCGAGGTTGCCAATTGTGCAAGCGAGCTTGTGACCGTGTATACAAACTTGCGAACGCCTAGCTTGCTCGCATACTCGGTTGTTTTCGTTCTGCCCCTCGATTTCGCCAGCGTGCCGGCTGACCCGCTGTTTGCCAACGATCGGTACGCACTTCTCCCAAGCGCAACGATGTAACGTGGAGCTATCTGTGCAATCGTTCTATACACAAACGGGGCACACGCGCGGATCTGACTCATTTTGGGCGTCTTCGACGGCTTGCACCGCAGGATAGGAACAAAGGCCACTTGGTTGCGTTTAATTCCTGCTTGGATCAACAGCCGCTTAAACTCTTGCCCGCTTAACCCTGCATACAAGTCTCCTGTGCGCTCGTACTCGACGGACGTTTCGCCGACAAACAAAAAGTCGCCACTCCAGTCGTCTGGCACGAAAGGGCGTATAAAGGGCTCTCGGCACGATTTGTGCAATGCGCACTTTAGGCATGCTTCGCGCGCGACTCCTGCACTGGACATCGCCTCAGTCTGAATCAGCGCAATCGCTTTCGCTGCGCGTGGCTTCTTCTTTAGCGTTTGAATAACGTTTTGAACATCCTTGATAGCATTTTGCTTCGTTGCTCTGGGTCGCATTCGGCTAAATCCTTTTCAGGTCCTGGCATGGTTGCCAAACGCACATTAAACGAGTTAGACGCAAGAAACGCCACAATCGGGATACCATACGCCCCGCTATCACGGTCCAGCAACACCAGAGTCTTATCTGCCTCAAGCAGCAACGCCAGGTGATACAGTGTCGCTTTGCTTGGCTGCATGCCCATTAACGCGTAGCCCGTCCACCCTTCGCCTGCTGCTGCAAGCGCGTCCATCGGACCTTCGACGACAACGTTACCTCGTCTATACCCCCGTGCAGGCCGCACAACAACGATTGCTTCGTGCCGTGGCCCTTTGGGAGACGTGTAGCGTAATCTTGCTTTAGCGTCTATCGCCCTCGCTTGCCAGTACACGTGTCCAGACTTGTGTGTCCTTGCTGGGATTACGATTCTGCGCTCATTGTCTCCCGCGTCCTTAGACTCGTACCAGCCATTTTCCTTCGCCAGTTGTGGGTTTAAACTTCTTTCGCTCAAGTACACATACATAGCCCCTGATGCTTCAGCGCAATACGCAGGCCGCTCCGTACACATCGGATGCTTGTTCGGCTTTCGCTCCTCGGCTTCATGCTGATAAAACATCACGCCTTCCTCGGCAACTCTGGTGGCGGAAACTCATCAGGCCGCGTCATCAGCGTTACCGTCAACGACTCTTCCGCAGGCTCATACACAAACCGGGATCGCTCATACGTTTTAGAAATATCTTCCAAGTCCTTGAGGGAGAACTTAACTTGCCCGCCAAGTTTCATCAAAAACAGATTCATGGTCATGATAAGTAATTCGTGAGACACAAAGTCTGCCCGCACATGTGGAGCGTCCATTGTATTCCTCCATCTACGAGTAAATGCCAAAATCTCCATAAAACTCAGACGCGGCCCACTCTTCGCCGGAGTGTATATCGGCGTATGCGAGCTGATCCTCGTCGGTCTTGTTGTGAAGCCGAACAAATGCGTCAAACTGTTTTTTGAATTCGCCAATCGTCATAATGTCCTCCGTTGCTCATACTCTATAGCGTATTGAAACACGTTTTTATAACAAAGCCATGTAACTGCGCATTAAATAACAGCAATCTTAATTGACTCGCATACGTAGTTTGCTGTAGACTCGGACTTAACACGCATAGTCTAACAGCGATTCTTGTAACTTTCTTTTAGCCTTGACGTACGTTCGCCACAGCGACTGTCTTGCAGCCTGATTGCCTTCGCCGGCCAAATCGTCTAGCGTTTCATTGCCGTACACGGCATGCTTAATTACGTTTTGTTCAATCGGAGTTAACTTCGCAAACGCTTGTTCGATGTCTGCTGTCAACGAAATGTCCGGGCATGAAAGCAAGTCCGCTTCTGTCAAGTGAATCTGCTCTCTGTGTGTCACTCCTCTCCCTACGATCGTGTGGCACAACGCGCACGCCTGGTAGATGTTGAGTTCAGCCTTGTGACAAAACGGGCATTCGTGCTCAAGGTTGACAACTACTCTGTCCACGCTTGCTGTAGGCTCCACGCTTGACGCCTCTAGCTCGATTGAACACACTCGGCTTTCCTCGACAAGGGCTTTTCGCGCGTTCGTGGCGTGCTGGTGTTTCGCGGCCTGTTTCAGGTACGTATAAATACGCCCATCAATGGCGTCATGCGTAAAACGGCAATAGGCTTTCGACGCAAGTTGGGCAACAATCATTTCTTGCACCGCTTCAATCGCGTATTCTCGACTGCGTATTTTCTTTGCAAGCCACGCAGTCACAGCGGCGCTGTATGTGTCAATGGCTTTCATAAAGTTTTGCCGTTTCATTGCCTGATCCTCCTGTGTTGTTTCTCGCGAATCCTTCGACACGCTTTACAGACACGGCGCGTTTTGTTCCAATAGATGTTATCACCTGCCATCTCGTGACCCCTGGCGCAATGTGTACGAAAAGGCGGAGGGTGCAAGTTATCGCTTGACGATTTCTCCCCGTTATGGTTCGCTTCAACACACTTCTGCTCGACACGCTCGTGCTCCCATATTTTAAAGATGGCCCACTTCGTTTTTTTCTTCAGCAAGCCAATCAAGTTATTGGGCTCGAATTTCTGCTTTAGCAACGATGCGACCGCGTTGTGATACCCGTCCTCGCCGTTGTCCGGGTCAAGGCGCCGGGCATACTTGCGCAAGGTCGCGTCTGTTTCGCTGTCAAGTATCATTGTGTTTATTCCTCTTTTCGCCCTGCACATAAGAAGGCGTCTCACATAAACAAGCGTCAAATTCGGGCATGGTTTCATCTATCGCCATGCCGTCCCAGTCATGACAATAATGCTTGTGTTGCCCTGTTAATTTATCAAAACACTCTTGCTCAAAGTCTCGCTTTGGTTTCATGCCGTTGCTCTTTCTTTCGCGTGCTGATAGATAAATTGACCAGCATCTGTTTTCTGTCCTGCTTTCAATGTCTCCCAATAGTCAGCCCAATTAGGGCTCCCTGGGTTACAGTCATCATGTCGAAACTTGCTTGGTCCGACCATTTGCAAATCCCTCGATGTCCGTTGGCACACATAGCACGTTCGGACAGGGCAACGTTCGTCAAGTATTTCTTTGCGCACAGAAGGCAAGGTTTCAGCATGACGCAGCACGTTTGCAATTGCCTGGTCTGCTGTTATTCTTGCTTTAGCAAGCTTCTTTGCCCGTCCTTTTGTTTTTGCTAGTTTCTTTTTTTGTGGCATGTGACTCCTTTGCTAACAGTTTGGTGATATGTCTTGCAAGATGTCGCAACGCTCTATGCCTGTCAGTTACCTTTTGTTTCTTTGCGCGTGTCCTGCGCATGGCTGTGCGATTGTATTTCTTCAAGTGTGCTCTGTTGTTGCTTCTCCACTCTGCGTCAAGTTGCGCAAATTTATGCTCGTTGCGTATTTTTAATGCGACCCAATTCATGCACACTCCTGTTTATTTCTAGCCAGTCATCGAAACAGTGTAAGCATGTACAATCAAACTCGTGTTCGTGCTTTTCGCAATACCTCGCTTCACAGTTTGGCGGATCTAGCATTTTATCATAGTCCATCATGTTATACCTCAAAATTTCTGTGTACAGTTATACTAGTTCCTAGTCTTACAGACTAGGAAGTCTTGCAAGATGTCTTGCATTACTTGATTGTCGCTTACCACCCGAATTCCTGCTGCCTATTAAACCCATCAACTAAGGCTGCGGTTAGACGTTCAGCTTCAATTCGCGCTTCGACACGGTTGGTGTCGGTTGGTTGAACAAAGTCATTTATGTTTACACGCGCAACGGGACTGCCTTGTTCGTTTAGAATGACAAACTCTCCCCAAAGATAATTCTTCAGATTATCATACCCAACATGTTGAAACTCATATTGTAAAGTCATTGGCAAACCTTTCTGTTACTGTATCACGGTGGTAATGCAGTTACCCCCCGATGAACAGCATGTCATGGTCGTGAGTACTGAGCCGTTCGATAGAATCACGGTGTTGTACGTACATGCCGCGTGCGCGTTTCCGCTTGCCAACAAGATGAGCAATGCGACAATTGCGCACAGTGCCACAAAGCCCGCTATGAGTTGTAAGTAATACATTTTACTTCTCCTTTACATGGTTACAGTAAATGTACCTATTATATTGCCGTTGATGTCATATATGTTCTCTTTTGTGGCGCCCTCATCTTCGACGCGTGCCGCAATTTCTCGCAGGATACGCCCGCATTCGGTTGCTGGATACTGGTCAAACGCTGCGTTATTGGTTGTAAACGACAATTTAAACATCGCATCCTCCTAGATTACACGTTTATAGGTTGCCACAAACTCTTTGCCCTTATCGTTCACGGCGCACAGTCTAAAATACTTTTGGTATCCTTTATACTTTAGATAGTTGACGAAATTCTGTTCCTTTTTCCCACCTGTGACTGTGATATACAGACTCATGTAATGCCTCCTTTATTAAACTGTTATGTGGCTGTCAAGGATGGCGATTTGTATGTCTTTTAGTTCGCCGATCCATTCTGGATCATTGGACACTGCTGGACTTGTCAACTTGTGCTCTAGGGCATAGTATATTTCTGCCCACTGCTTGTCAGTAAATTTAGGCTGTGTTTGCATCTTGGTAGATCCTTTCTTGAGTGGTTAGTACGGCCGACGTTTGCCGAATAACACGAAACCGACCAGCGCCAGCGTTGTCAGGACAAGGAACACAGGAACACTGATGATTGCGATAACAAGATATTCTAAGAACGTCATATTTCCCCCTTTCCCCAGTATGCCGGAGTGACAACCCATTCTCCTATTTCGTACCACTTCTGATTTCTGTTGAGCTCGACGGCGCATATTTGCGCTTGTACGATGTTGCGAAACTCTCTTGCTATTGCTCGCCCTGATAAGCTGTGACGGATTGTATACATGGTCATTTCTCCTTAAAATACAAGGTTTAATGTCCGCAATGCCTCTTGAAACTCTTTCATAATGGCTGGGAGTCTTTCACGCAACCGTGCTTCTAATCCTGGCGCGGTCAAATCGTCGTCGGTTGCATCAGGCCACACTGCACACGATCGCGCATAATCTAAGTTTCTTGTCTTTGATGATTTTTCGTCCCACTGGACAATGTAGCCTGGCTTCCCTTCTGCTTTTTCTGCAACCGCGCGGTCTACATAGCCTATACACTCCTCTTTCGCATCGCGGATGCCAAGAGGGTCGGGCGCGTGTGTGTAGTATACCCATGCAGATTTGGGTCCGTGTTCGAGGACATGATGGCGCGTATTTTCGATGTAATACAGTGGGCCTTCGCTTGTCATGCCGTGGAACTTTAAGAACGGTTGTAGGTGTGGAAAGTGTTTCGCAATATCATCATGCACACAGCCGAATGCGTCCTCGACCCACCGGCTATTCTCTGATTTTCTGTATTGTTCACCTGTAATGGCGAATGAGTTGTGGCCGTTGCCGCACTCGTCGTCATACCTTACAGTGGCTGTGAGCTTGTATGTCACGCCGTCTTGCTTGTAGACTTTAGGACCGAATACCTTTGTTTGTTTTTTGGTTAGTATTGATTGCATGTTATCTCCTTTATCGCACATGTGAATTGTTTTGTGCTTGTTTCCATGCCTGGTAGGTTTCATTGACTCGCATGTCGGCTTTGTCGATGTCCTCGTAGCTCACGTGAATGTTTGCTAGGTGAAGTTTATGCCGCCGGTTGTATTCACGCACAAACGAGTTGTATGTGCGATAGATTCGCCAGAGTTTGATTAGGTTGAGTGTCATTGTCGCCCCCTTGGTTATTGGTTCTTCAATCTCCGACCTGTGAAGCAAGCCATGTCCCCTTTGTTTACGCCATACCATTTCTTTCCATCGGGGCCAGTAAACCATACCCAGTTGGTTTCGACTCTACAAAATCCGTACGAGTAGCCTGTGCGCACATAGCACCAGGCGGCTTTCCACTTGCCCGTCCATTGCGCTACACTGTGCTTTGTATAGTGCCATGTTCCTGCATTCATTTGTTTCCAACGGGGATTATCAGGCGAGCATTCAGGGCGAATGTATGAAAGGTAGAATGTCCCTTTTCCGCGTGCAATTGTGGCTTGCAATTCTGCATTGGCAAGTATAGCATTGTGTGTCGTGATTTCTTCATCGGCAGGTCCCTGTGAGGTTTCGACTTTGCCGATCGGCTGGTAGGCCCCATGCCCGGCGAAGTTAAATATATACCCTGCGCACTCGTTGGTGCCTGGTTTCACTAGCAAGCCACCTTGATTCTCGTACTGTGTCTGCATCATATCCCCCTTTGTTATTTTACAAAGAACGGTCTATTCTCTTTTGTTTCTAGTGTATCAGCCCAATAATGCCCGTGTGTGATTTCGTCGGTGTTGTGTTCGCGTAGATATGTTTTTAACTCTTCGGGATACTCTTCCCATTCTGTGTAGATAGTACCTTGCCATTCGTATCCGTGCGTCAGAGCTGTGTGATAGAGGGAGTCTACAAGGGCAGCAAAGTAGCCTCTGACATATTCTCGCACATGAAAGGGAAGGCCTTTGGGGTAACGGTCAAACAGTTTGCAGTAGCTTTCCACTAGCGAAGCATGTGTACCGTGAAACATTTTATGACTCGATACAAGGTCAGCAACATTGCGCTGCAAGATGTTTTGGATGTCTATTGCTCGTCCTAGTTTCATGTTATCCCCCTTGGTTCAGTGTTTGCTGTTAGCTGAAGTCACTTCCATAATTACAGTGTCGGCAATATCCGCCTGGATTCGGTTCATACTTGTGATTGCTTGGATGGTCAACTGTTCGATAGGATGGTTGGTATCCGCGAACTACAGTGTTGATTCGGCCCCAAGCAGGACGGGCCGGTTGACCGGCCATTAATTCTTGGCAGCGGGGACATTCGGCATCGTATCGGTTGAAGACTCTCTGACATTGATTGTTATGTTTTGTGTTCATGATGTTCCCCCTTGTCCGTGCTACATCCTATGGCTTAACTATAACTCTTCCATTCTGTCTTGTCAAGCATTATTTTGTGTATCGCTTGCGTATGTCAAGATTGTATCCAATGCGTGTGAGTTCTTCTGCTAGTGGGTTGTATTCTTGTGGGGTTGCAGGGCGTGTTCTTGCGATACATCCGTGATAATTGGCTCCGCCATGTTGCCCGACATGTTCATAGCTTTGACATGTGGTTTTGTCGCAGGTGAAGTCTATCTCAGGGAATAACGCGAGGACTCCGCCGCTTTTGCCTTTCCAGACTCGAAAGAGAACTTTTGTTGCGTGTGTGTCGTGTTCCATCTTATTCCCCTTTGTTCGTGATTCATCCTATGGCTTAACTGTACCTCTTCCATTTGCTTCTGTCAAGCATTATTTTGTGTTTTTCTTTGCCTGTATAATCAACATGTTAGACCCACTTGTTATAAAACCCTGTTTCAATACGCTATAGAGTAATGAGGGATAAGTATTCAGCCTTAATGTATTCAGCCAAGATCTTGCAAGACATCAAGTAATACATTTACAGGATATTACTTATTGCAAGATCGAGCGAAATGCAATGAAGCGAGAACAGTAGATATGGCGATTGTTCACTAGATAGAAGTCATGCATGATTAGACATTACACAGTAAACATTCAGCATGATACAGATTGGGCATTATTCTTAGAGTATTATTCAGTGTCATTCGTCTCACCCTCAAGCAAGTCCGTCACAAACATTGCGTAACAATATCTTGCTAGTGTCATGCATGTACGGTCAGCCATGTACAGATTGCGCAGTACTCGACACGCAGTAGTTGTCACGCAGTACGTGACAGTACTGATGGGTCATACAACTAGGGGCAACCACTCTACGTAGTTTTCATTGGGGCAATGTGTGGTCAGGTGTTGTGCGGTACATCATTCACCTGTACGTATATTTGCCATACGTAGATTTGATGTACGTAGTTTGCTTGTACGTAGTTGTGCTGTACGTAGTAACGAGTAGGTAGGCCGGCACCAGGCACACCCCCCGGTGGGTCATGCGGCGTAGGCATGTCACTCTCTCACGGAATTTACAAAAGGGAATAATCATGCAAGACCAGTCGGCCATAAACTGAGGACTGCCATGTGGATACTGTTGTTGATTATTTTCGGCGTGGATGGCGATACCTCGGCGGTAGTCGAGAAGTACGTGACGCAAAAAGAATGTGAAGACACGCGTGACTACGTCAGCGCGGAGATGCGCAAAGCCTACGCAGAAGACACCCAGCGGTTTGAATTACACTGTCGATTCTATGGAGCAAAAATATGAAGGCATTTGTTGTGCTATTGTGCATCGGCGTGTGGCTGTGCGCGGCGAGTCTCACCAGCGCCGCGACGCTTGAATGGGACCGCAACACAGAACCCGACATGAAAGATTATCAGGTCTGGGCCTGCTTTACGGCAAACTGCATCGTCATCAAGTCTGCGGCGAACTTGCAACCAGGTCCCGTAAATCAACCCGCCGCTGGCGTCAATCCTTCCTTCGTCATGGACCTGACGAACAAAGAGGGCGCGGTTGCGGTAAGCGCCCGCGACCAGGCCTTGAACGAATCAGGGCTTAGTGTGCCAGTCCCTTTCGACAAACGGGCACCGGCGGTGCCTGCGAACCCGACTCTTCGGTGAGTCACAGGGATTTGATGGTGTGCTTGCGCGACCTCTTGATGCTGTTACAGGCCAAATGATGCGGAACATGATCGCGGCCTTGTCCGTGGCGGTCTGCCTCACAAGTTTGTGGGCGGTCCCGGCACAGGCCACACAGCGAGAAGTGGGGAGCGGGCAAACCTACACGACGATTCAAGCCTGCATCAACGCAATGGCGGCCGGCGATGTGTGCAATGTTCATGCGGGCACCTACACCGAACAGTTGACGCTCAGCAGCGGCACGTCTGGAAATCTCAAGACGATCCAACGAAACGGGAGCGATAGCGTCATTGTCACAAGCACCTCCTCGCCAGTTGTCTCCTCAAGCAATAATGACTACTGGAAACTTGACGGGCTGGACATCCGCTATACCGGATCAGGAGCAAACCCGTCTGTCATCTTGGATACCTACGACGGCAGCAGCAGCGCGGTCAACGGGTGGACGATCACGAATTGTATTCTTACGCTTGGCGGTACGCCGTCTGGCGACGGGTTTATTGTCTATATTGCCGATGCGGGTAACGCGACATTCTCCAACAACGTCACGTCCGTGACGGCAACATCTGGCACGCATGACGGATGGGAATTTCTTGATGCGACAAATCTAACCATCTCTGGAAATACCCTATCAGGCATCGCGTCAACATCCGGCACACTGGAAGACGGCCTTGTCACAAGCGGGGCGAACCTGACGATTACGAACAACACGCTCAGTGACGGGTGGAGCTACGACAATCACCCCGACGCGATTGTTGTGCAAGGTACGGACTATGGCTCATCAACAAATGGCGTCGTCATCAGCAACAACACGATTAAGAACTTCACGCAGGGCATCTACATTGACTGCTTTAGCGCTGATTGCTTAAACATCTCGATCTACAACAACGTCGTGTATGAACAAGACCCGTTTCAATACGGCGGTTCAACGACAACAATGAACTGCTTGGTGATTGACAGCGAGAACGTCGGCACGATCACGGCAGTGGTTTACAATAACACCTTTGACTGTCAGCAACTGAGCGTGTACTACCTGCGCGCCAAAGCCGCGAACACCCTTACGATTAAAAACAACATCATTACGCTGTCCATCTCAAGCCTGGAAAGCACAGGGACTGTGACAATGGACTACAACTATTATGTCTACGCCGCATGTGGAAGCAAGATACTGGATTACGGCGGGGCTAATTATTCATTTACTGGCTTCCAGGGAATAGGGAAAGAAGCCAACGGGTTGTGTACGACAAGCGCCACTCTCTCAATGCCCTCGACCTACATTCCAGACTCTGATGCAAATTCAATCGGGCGCGGGACTGACCTGTCAGGCGTGTTTACGACAGATCGAGCCGGAACAACGCGAGCAGCGCCGTGGGATATTGGGGCATACGAGTACGTCTCTGGCGCAGCGGTGGCAAGCCCGCCGCCGACGACAGGTGCCCTTACAATCTTATTACTAAGGTGAGCTATGACGCTAGAAAAAGCAATCAAACAGGCGTTTAAACGTTTAGCAAAAAAGGGGAAGTAATATGGCGCTGCGCACGATAGACATTCCCACGCGAAACTACACTCAAGGGTCGTCGAGCATTGCTGCGTCGTCCATCGTTGCAGGCGCCAAAACGCTGGAAATCAGTCTTGATGTCACGAACTGGACGAACAAGTTAACCGTTATAGATATCGCCATGGAGTTTTCGCTTGACAATCAAGCCACGTGGCAACCAGGTGGGCGAGCTCCGTTGCAAAGTCGCGCTGATGGGACATTTCGAGATTATCGCGGCAATATTTTGACGGTTGTGAAAGCCAAATTCAGTTGGCCTGAAGGCGTCACGCACGCACGAGGAAACGTCAGCATCAACGGCTCGAACGTGCGCACAGGCGGCACGGTGGAGATCTCGTAATGGCGCTGACACTCGGAGTACACGCTATCGCGTCAACCTCTAGCGGGACAACCGCAACCACGGCGGCAATTACGACGCAAGCATCTGGGTCGGGGCTAGAAGTTGTCATTAACTATGACAGCACGACCCAAACATTCACGTCCGTCACGGACTCGAAAAGCAATACCTGGACGCAGATTGGGTCTGAGATAAAAGATTCAGGCACCGTCGTGGCGATGCGGCGGTACAGATGTGCCAACGCGACTGGAGGGGCAAGTCATACGTTTACCTTGACGTGCAGCGGTTCAAGCGCGTGCGGCATTGCCGTGATCGAGATAAAGACAACCAACGGGGTCGGTGTCACGCTAGATCAAGAAGGCGCGCAGCAAGACGATAGCTCACCGTTTACGTCAACGTCTGAAACCACCACCGTTGCCGACGAATTCATGATCGGCGCATTTACATGCACTGGGGATTCTGGCACCTACACGCACACCTGGGGCAACAGCTTTACGCTATCAAACGAGGAGACGAGCGATATCTATTTTGCGTTAAGTACGTGTTATCGAATTGTCACGGCTACGGGAACGTACAACACAACCGTCACCGTTACACCAACTGGCGTAAAGAGCGTGAACTCACTCGACACATTCAGTGAAGCGGCGGCAGGAGGCGGGGGAATCGTTCAGCGCATGATGATGATGGGAATGGGGAGATAATGCTTACTTTTCTTGTGCCAGGAGTCGGGATGGGAGCGAGCAACAGTGACGCCGCACACAGCGCGCCACTGCGCCTCATGATGATGGGAATTGGGCGCGTCTGGTGGATTCCGTTTCTTTTATTAACAGGGGCATGGCATGGCTGATAATGTAACCTTAGATCCTGGTGTAGGTGGCGCAACGATCGCCACAGACGACGACGGAACCGCGCAACATCAATATGTCAAGGTGGAGTTTGGTGCGGACAATACACAAACCAAAGTTACCAGCTCAGTTGGCTTGCCGACTGACCCGCTCGATAGGGCTGCTCGCGATTGCGGAAAAGTCGATATCGCAATGGGGCAGGTCGCGCACGATGCCGCCGCCGCAGCGATCGACCCAATTTTGGCGGGGGGATACGCAAGCGCCGCAGCCCCGACGAGCGTGTCGGCTGACGGCGACGCGGTGCAGGCGTGGTACCTACGCAACGGCGCTGCCGCAACAGTCGTAACCGCTGCCGGCGCGTTAATTGGCGGTGACGCGGCAAACGGGCTGGATGTCGATGTGACGCGCGTAGGCGGAACGGTCGCAGTGACCCAGTCCGGCACGTGGGATGAAGTCGGCATCAACGATAGCGGCAACTCTATTACCGTCGATAACGGCGGCACGTTTGTTGTCCAAGAAAACGGCGCGGCGCTGACCGCGTTACAAGTGATCGACAACCCCGTTGTGGTAGATGATGCTGCATTTACCCCCGCAACGACTTCGGTAATGATGGCGGGCTTTGAGTTTGACGACTCGACCCCCGACAGCGTCAACGAAGGCGACGCAGGCGCCGCGCGCATGAGCGCCAACCGCAACATTTACACCACGATTCGAGACGCAGCAGGAAACGAGCGCGGGTTGAACGTCGCGGCTGATGGCTCGATTGCCATTACGGTTGCGTCGGTGCCTTCCCATGCCGTGACGAATGCCGGCACATTCGCGGTGCAAGTCGATGGCGCAGCGTTGACCGCCGTGCAAAAGATTGACGACCCCGTGCTGGTTGACGATGCCGCATTCACGCCTGCAACATCTAGCGTGATGATGGCAGGGTTCGAAGCCGACGAAGGCTCGACTGACAGCGTGGATGAAGGCGACGCTGGCGCGGCCCGCATGACACTTGACCGCAAGCAGATCGTCACCACGCAACCGCATACCACTGGCGGGCTGGAGACGTTCAGGAGCATTGACCTTGACGAGACTGAAGAGGACATCAAGACAAGCGCCGGTCAGATATACGGCATGTGGGTGACGAACACCACGACGGCGACCGTCTGGTTGAAGTTTTACAATCTAACCGCAGCTAATACGACCGTAGGATCTTCTACCCCGAAGATTACCGTCGGCATCCCAGGCAACACGAGCGACGATGTCGCGGGTCTGTTTGCTTCTGGAAACGGGATTAAGTTTGACACAGCCATCTGTGCCGCTGCAACGACAGGCGTGGCCGACGCCGACACCGGCGCTCCGTCTGCGAACGCGCTCATCATTAACGTCTTCTATATGTAAGGTGAGCATGCAAAAAACACCCCCGCTGAAGACGAACATCTACCCGAACCAAAAGAACGCGACGCTCTGGGACAGGCTGAAGGTCGCGTATAGAGTGATCGTTCACAAAGAGTTTTTCCCTGCTCCCTATGACTGGTACGAGAAGCTGTACCCCGTCGTGAGTAGCCAGTACTCGCACTTTGCCTCGCAAGCCGTGGACAAGGCAGAGCGAGAATTTGTGCACCAGCCTGGCACGCAAGATCTTCGCAAGAAGGAAGCCGTGCAGTGGTTGCGGCATTACGCAGACGCCGCAGGCAAGAGTGCAGATATTCCGGCGTGGCAAGCAAACTTCCTGGTTGAATGGTGGGTCTTGCGTAGAAAAGGGCTGCTGTAATGTTGCTGTGGATTGGCGGACTCGGGATGGGCGGGAGTAGTACCGCAGAATCGGATGCTGACTCCATTTACATTCATCGCAAAACCTACCGCATTATGACACGTGACTTGGTGGTGTAGAGGGTATAATGGAATTGCCTGAACTAATTTCGCAAGGGTTACAGCGGTTACAGCAAGGACAGATGCAGCAAGGCGCGTTCGATGTCGAAGCGCATCATAGGAACATGCTGGAGACTGGTCCGTTTGCCGAAGCAAAGAAGCGACACGCGGTATGGACGCAAGGCTCATTGCGTGACGAGCAGGCTGCCGTCGCACAAGCAGCAGTAGAAGCTGACTCGGAGTTTCCTATTGTGCGTGCGTTAGCCTGGTCAGATCTTAAATACGGTATGGAAAAATCGAGGGGCAACTTTGACGCGGCAATGCGCCACGCTGGACTAGGCCAGCCTAAAAAGAGGCAGTAAGCGATAATGCCTAGATACGATTTTAAGTGCCCCGTGTGCCTGTACGTGTTTGAAGCCATCGTGCCTGTCGTTGTCACGCAGCGGCAATGCCCGGCGTGTGAAGTTAACGAAGAATTTATGCTGGCTGACAGACAGCTTCCGAAGCCGTCAGTTATTCAAGTGCATTAAGGAGAGCTATGTCAGAACAAGAGCAGTCAAAGTCGTTCATTGTGAACCTTGCGGCTATTGCGTTTATTTTGCTATTTGCCGGCGTCATCGCTGCGTTGTTTCTGACCGACGTGCCGACCGGCAACGACGGCACGCTAAAAGAGATGCTTGTGACGTTGCGTGACTCTATCATCTTCATTGTTGGATTTCTCTTTGGGTCTAGCATGGGTGGACGCATTAAAGACGCCTTCAAAGGTGAGTCTGAAAAAGTTGTTGCCGACAAAACTATTTCAGTGGAGGAGAAGAAATGACAAAACTTACATATGCGTTTGTTGCGTTGTGGGCCTTGACAATTACAGGGTGTTCGGCGATGGGATTCGCGCAAGCTCGTGCGGAGATTAAAGCTGCATTGTCCGCACAAGCCGCCGGCACGTACAACGTCGAGATTCGTAAAGACGGAAACGTGTTGGTCACAGAAACGTGGGTGTGTGCAAAAGGCATTGACGACAAGCTTGATTGTAAAAAGGGGTAACATGTTTAAACCTGGCGACGTGGTGTACATAGAAGACAGCGCCGGCGAAGACGTGGCCGGTCATGCGTGGCCGCACATAGAAACGTGGCGCGAAGCTGTTGTGCGTGGTATTGCCCCGTTTTCGTATGGTCGCGAAGCCCTGCCCGAAAGCGAGGTTGTGTACGCGCTGGAATGGCCCGAAGAATTTTCTGGAGGGCATACCTGCCAAAACATGTGTGAGGGCAGGCGTGGGCACTTTGTGTCAGGCAAGCATCTCACGTTGCAGTTTGAAAAAAGCAGGCAAGTCAGCACGGTGCCAAACATCGTCAACGCTCCATATCACAAGCTTATATATGAAGAAGGTACGTTACAAAACCAAATCAAACGCTAAGACCGCTCCTGCGGTGCCTTCTCCGGGGCCGGCATCCCTCCAAGACCCGGCCCCCTTATCTCCTCTCGCTAAACGCGGGAGGGGCCGCCCGCGTAAAGTTGACCCCTTCAAGCCTCTTGATGGATCTAAAGACCCAGAAACAGAGGCAAAGGCGTTAACGGTCTTTAGGCGCATGGCGGCTGACGCGGAGAAACTTGGCATGACCCAGCCCGAGTTCGATGGCGGCGGCACCAAACAGGATGCCCACACCATCACGAAGGAAGGCTTGGAACGCCGAGTAGCGCGTCGTCTGAACGTCCTCGACCGATTCCTCACCGACGACAAGCTGATCGAACTGCTGTCGTTCTCCTCGTTGAAGGAGATCGGGATATATGAGGGTATTATGTTAGACAAGTCCCTGGTTCTCAAGGGTCAGCCTAACGTAATCATCGGCAACGAGGACCGCCAGGCGATCGACAACGCTCTGCCTAGACTCATGGATGAACTCAAACGCCGAGGACTGGTTGCGCACGCACGCGAACGCTCGGTAGAAATACGCACGGTGGATTCGCCAGATAAATAAGAGGTGTATGGATATCAACCCGACGCAAGATTTTTCGCTGCTGACTGACGACGAGCTGCTTGCGTACACCAGCAATGTCCTTAACCTACAAGACAAGGACCGTAAAGAATTTGCACTACGATACTACAGCCCAACAAATCCTACCGTGGGGAGAATCCACGATCTATGTTGCGGGACAATTGGAATCTTTGGCGGTAACGGTTCAGGAAAGACCGAGCACGCCCTTGTTGAAGGGATTATCCGATGTACCGGAATTGTCCCAGAGTCGCTGAAAGAAACGTATCCACGTACGAAGTTGCGCGGCCCTATCCAGATGCGCGTGGTCTGCGAATCGTTAACGACTGTGTTGGAACCTATTATTTTACCGAAGCTCCAATACTGGCGATGGTCCGGGCTGCTGCCGCAAGGCGGAAGTCAAGGGCATTGGGGCTGGATTCCAAAACACTGCCTCATCAACGGCGACTGGAAAAAGAGTTATAGTTCGAAGTTGCGCATTCTGACGGTGTTGTTTTACGACGAGGCAGGCAAGGTTGCCGGGCAATCGACTATCCAGTTTATGTCGTATGACCAGGACGCCTCAGACTTTGCGTCAGGTGACTTGCAGTATTGTTTGCACGACGAACCGCCTAAGTACGACATCTGGAAAGAGAACCGGGCACGCATCATGCGAGGCGGACAGGGCTCGACAATGGTGTTGTCGATGACGTGGCCCGATAATCCTGCAACGCCTGTTGACTGGATTTTTGACGAAGTGTTTGACAAGGCTATCCCTGGCAAGCATCGTGACCCTGATGTTGAAGTGATTAACATCTTCAGCACGATGAACAAGCACCTTGACCAAGAGGAGATCACAAAGCGTGCCGCGCAGATGACGCTGACGGAACGCAATTCTCGCATATTCGGTATGCCGGTTCGATTTAGCAACCGTATTCATCCCGACTTTACCGATCAGGAAAAGTCGTGGTGTTACGAATGCGGTAAGATTGTGCTGCTCGACGTGGCCGGCAAGTGTGGAGATTGTCACAGCGAGTATGTGTCGCAATACACGAACGTCGAACATTGCGAAGTCAATTCGCGCTATCCGGTTATCAACCTGCTTGACCCGCACCCTCGCAAACCGCATTTCTTAGCATGGGTGCAAGTCACGCCGAACGAAGACTATGAAGTCGTGGCAACTCGACAGGTTGAAGGTGGAGCAGAGGACGTGCGAGACGTTGTGAGAGAAGTTGAAGCCGACCTGCGGTGCGTGCAGGTTGTACGCATCATGGACCCAAACATGGGAGCCTCGCCTAGCGGCGCGAAGCGAGAGCTTACGTGGCAGCGCGAGTTCGACAACGTCGGCTTGCACTATGACCTTGGCGACGACAGCGGAGTCGGGCGGGCACGTTTGAATACGTTTATTAAACCTGACTCGCAGTTTATGCGGGCACGGTTTCGCATAGACCCGTCGTGCGAAGACGCAATCTTTCAGATGAAGCGGTACGTGTGGAGCGACCACAAGAATGCTGAGAACAAAGATGTCGCGCAAACACCGCTGCAGAAGCATGACGACTTCCCGACGTTGTTTAAGTACTTAATGAATTACCTTCCCACGAGCGGGAACATGGCTCCGCCGACTGTCAAGAGACAACGAGTAGACAGCTCCTATAGGACGCACGAAAGGGCAACGCATGCTGGACGATATGCCGCACGAGCAGGACGCTGAGTTACAGGCCCCTCAAGGGGCCGAAGACCTTGGCCCTCCTGTGTTTGAAGACGAGAAGCCAATCGGCGCGTCCATCAAGCCGCCACAACGACGCAAGACGCTTGTGAAAGCGGAAAACAAGCCCAAACTTGTCGGCGATCTGCTGAAGCGGTATAACGACGACATTCAAGACAGAACCGAGTGGGCCGCAAATCGCATTCAGCGTGTTGCAAAGTACCGAGGCTGGCGCGAGATCAAGACGTACCCGTGGGACAACGCCAGCAACGCGCACTTGCCGATTATCATGACCGACGTACAGCGCACCGAAGACACGATGCACAACGCTGTCTTGTCTACGCGCCCTGTCATGAACTCGAAAGCGACCGACCGCAGTTTTGAAGAGAAGGAAAAGACGGTTGACAGCTTGCTGGATCATCAAGTCTTTGTTGAAAATGACGGCGAGAACCGCATCGGTAACTTGATATCTGCGTTTACGCAAGATGGTCAGTTCATCGCATACATCCCGTACATCAAAGAGAAGCAGAAGACAACCCGCGTCCACACGCTGCAGTTCCCTCCCGCGAAGGTGTCCTGGGACGAGTGGATTCTAAAAAAGATTCAAGAAATGTACCCGAAGGCGAGTATCTTGCCGGGCAAGAAAGCGCCGTGGGACTGGATCTTGCGTACAGAGAACGCGTTGACTGGCGAGATTGAGAAAAAGACTCTAACGGTCTACCAGGACAGCGACGACGACGATGTGCAGCTCGTGTGTCATGCGTCAGAAACAATCTTTGACGGACCGTCGTTGATACCGAAAGAACTTGAAGACATTGTGGTCCCGAGTCGCTGCGAGAACTTGCAGCCGCGCACGATGTCGAATCCGACTGGAGCGCCCCATGTCTTCATGGTTGATTATCCGACACGCGACGAGATACTTAAACTTATTGATTCAAAGTTTTATGACGAAGTTTCGGACGACGAGTTAGAAAAGATCAAAGGCGCCAGGCTGCCTCACGGCGACCCGCTCGACCCGCAGGCGCAAAAGATTCTGCAAGATGACCTGACAGGAGTAGTCAACAACGACCGCTCCGACAGTGACGTAGACGTGTTCACGCGCCTGACCTTCTTCGGCTCTGCCGATCTGGACGGAGACGGCTTTGAAGAAGAAGTCGTGTACTGGCTGCTCGAAGAAGCGCAGGTGCTGCTTCGAGTGCGTTATCTGACTGAAGTATACCCGACCGCGACCATCAGGCGACCGTTTGCGATGGCGAAGTACATACCCGTCAACGGGCAGTTCTATGCAATAGGACTGATCGAGCTGATGGAGTCCGGGTACGACATCATCAAGAAGACGTTTGACCAGATGGTTGACAGCGGAGACTTGACGAATACTCCGTGGGGGTTCTACCGCCCCATGTCTGGCATCAAGCCAGAGATCTTGCGCCCTGGTCCTGGCGACTTGTTTCCAACGAATTCGCCAAAAGATGACGTGCATTATCCAACCATGCCGCAAGGGATGGCGAGCTTTGGGCACAACCTGATTGCGGTCGTGTCACAAATTCTCGATCAAGCGACCCTCGTAGGACAGCTACAGCTTGGAGGGGTACCGCAGGGGAAATCCTCTGCGCTTCGAACGACCAGCAACATGCAATCGTTGCTTCAGCAAGGCGATGCTCGGCCAGAGCGTGTCCTGCGGCGTTTCTTCAACGGGCTTGTAGAAATATGGCAACAGTTCCACGAACTGAATCAGGTCTTCCTTCCAAAGGAAAAGCAGTTTCGCATAAGTACTGGAGCCTCGCCAGAAAAAGACCCGTATGTAAAAATACCGAACCGCGAGTACATCAGCGGACGGTTCATGTTCCAGTTTGGCGCGAGTATTCTGAACACCAACCGGGCACTTGCAACGGCGACGCTACAAGACTTGCTCGGCATCTTGGTCAATCCTCTGTTGTTCCAGATGGGGATTGTGACGCCTGTGCATGTACACACGCTGTTGTCTGACACCATCAAGGCGCGCGGGCAAGACCCACTGAAGTACATTCAGTCGCCTACGATGGACCCATTTGCGAATGGGCCGAAGATCTCAGTCGAAGACGCGATACACTCGATTATGAACGGCATGTATCCAGTCGGCTCGCCGATGGAGCCATTGCCAGAACACTTGCAAAAACTGCAGGCGTTTGTGCTAGCACCCTCAAATCTCGATGTCTTCACGCCGCAACAAATACAGATGCTGGCGCAGTACGCGGCACAGCGAGTGCAGGAAATGCAGCAGATGCAAGAGCAGCAGATGATGCTGCAGAACGCGGCCGCGATGCAGCAGCAAGTTGGAGGCGGTCCAGGGCAACAAGCCGGGCAGCAAGTCGCGACAGGCACGCCTCCTAATCTTGGAGTTGGCGGTAACGCAAAAGTTGAAGGCAAGGAAATGATAGACGAAAGCCTGCCTGGTGCAGGAGGTGGAGCAAACCCGTGACGAGACTCCCTGACAACATTGTCTGCAACGCCTGCGTGTCGATCATCGGCACCGTGACAGAGGTTGAAGACAAGAAGCGTGCCGGGTTCTTTACCAACGTCTGCAAGCCTAATCCGATGCCGGCAAAGTGTCCCACGTGCAAAGGCCCGCTTGTGCGCCTCAACATCAAACAGGAGGGTGCGTGATTACGGAAAAGGATCATCAGCGATGGGCAGAAGCGATGGAAGCTGCCAAGAAGCGCCGCGAGGAAAAATCCAAGGAGCATTCGCCACTCCTTGAACAGAAAGAAAGCGCAAGCGCAACAACGGGTGACGAGAAATTCGACAAGTTGATACGCGCCTTAGAAGTTCGCAAAGAAGGGCTATCTGCCAAGCTTACGCAGGAAGCAGTTGCCGGCATGGACTGTATCCAAGACGAGGGCATCAGACTTCATCAAGCTATCTACTTTTACACGAAAGGACGACTGGACGAGAACAAAGAAATCGCAGAACTTCCAGCGCGCATTCTTGCAGAAGCCAAAAGCCAGTTAGTGTAATCAGGGGCAATCCCTGCGGGTATCGTTCACACCCTAAGTGACGCAGAGGTGTTTGTGGAAACCGAAACTCAACCAGAAGACGTGACTGTTCCCGACCCCGAGCTTGACGCGCCAAACACAGAGCTCGACGCCGCGCCGACTCTTGAACTTGAACCGCCAGCACCCGCGAAGCCGCCTCATCCGCTGCATCCCGGCGGGGTTCGATTTGAACAGATTTACGCACAGAGCAAGCAATACAAGCGAGACCTGGAGCACGAACGAGAATTGCGTGTTGCCGCAGAAGCGAAACTTTCGCAGACCGCGACGGCACAGACAAGCCCTGCCAATGCGCCTGCAGAATACACGTGGGAGCAGCTTGAAGGGTTCATTAAAGAAGGCCGCATTTCTCTGGCAGACGCCAACGCTCATCGAGAGCAGGTGCTGCTTCGCTCCTTAACAGCGAAAGTCAAAGACGAGTACCAAGCCGAGATCAAAACAACCACGCGTGTGCAGACGTTGACGAGTCAACTCAACGAGTATGTCGGCGCAATCCCTGCTATCCTGCAGGAGGATTCGCCCGAGCGAGCGAGGTTGGATGCAGAGTTTGATTGGCTGGTATCTGTGCAAGACAGAAACCCGTCGAAAATGTCTGACGCTGAACGAAAGGCTCTCCAATTGACTGCTCTACGCAACGTCTATGGTCCCATCGACTCTGTCGCAAAGCAGAAGACTTCGCTTCGCACTGAAACGCAGCAAGAGCTTGTAGGCGGCTCGCCACCGCCGCGCAAGGTTCACCCTGACCAGGAACTGCTGAACAAGCTGACCCGACCGCAGATCGTACATTACGAAAAGATGTTTCGTGCAGGCCGGTATCCTGGGAAGTGGAAAGATGTTGTGGAGGAGTTGAAGTTTACGCCGAAAGCGAGGTAGCCGATGGCTGTCACCATCCTTGCAAAACGAGAATACACCAAGGCAGAAATCTCTTCCGCAATGGAAGCGCCAGGAAAGACGGTCGGCAGAACTGCAGGCTCGTGGGTGCATGACTTGTGCGCATTACGCAAGGTCATTACCCTGTGCCCGTTCTGCACGCACAAGTTTAACCCTGGACGCCTTGGGTATGTGAAAGAGAAAGAGTTTCCGGTTGTGCAAGCGAAGTGCGACGGGTGCAGCACGTTTGATGTGAAATGTACCGCCTATTTCTTTGAAGAGACGTACAAGAGCGTCAGATCGACTGCGCACGAACGTGCCGCTGAGCGCACCGCGAATCGAAACCGTGTGTTAAAACTACGACGGGATCATTGATCCACGGATACAAAGACGATCCGTCGATGCGTCTATAGGAGACATTATGCAGTTAGCGTATCTTCTCGGTGGTGGAACTCCGACAATTAAGAAATACAAGATGGCAGCGGGCCACGCTGCCGGCATCGTAGTGCTCGTTCCTGCGGCTGGCGCCACGGGTCTTAGCACGTCAACGACAACCTCTTGGGCCGACGCGGTCGGTATGACATTGGACGCGATCCTGAGTTCAGGCGCGCCGGTGGCCTACAGCACAACCCAGGGTGCGGTTGAGCACATTCAATCAGTTATCATCAATCCTGACCTGGTCATGAAAGCCTTGCTTGTTGGGTCTGCTGCAAACGCGACCATTGAAGAGAGGACAGTCGGTACTGCCTCTTCAAACGGTCTGACCGTGGTAGGCACGACTGGCGACTCTGATCCTTCTAGCCCTGATTTGGATGAAGGAACTGTTTGGTACGCTTCGGGCGCGAACGGCGGAGCCTCGCGGAAGATCACTTCTACCACGACAACTCTGACGATTACGGTTGTGATGCCTTTTGCGGCTAACCGTGTCGGCGACAAGTACCATGCGATCGACTACACTCCTGGCACCACAGGCGTCACGATGTCTACGGACTTGCTGAACGTGCGCGGCGACATTGCTGCGACCGGCGCTGCAGCCCGATGCGTCGATCTTCACCTCAACGGCAAGAGCAACAGTTTCCTTGAGTTGACGATTTCAGATCACGTGTTCGGAATGGCAACATAATTTAAGGAGTTTTCAATGTCAAGCGGTCCTTTTGATTCTGGTAGTTTTGGTGATCTT